TGTGCGGGCACGGGCAAAACGGCAACAGTGTTGTATTTTTGCAACCCGGGGTGGTCTCTTTTAGTTTGGGTAAAAAATCGTTCACGTCATTCTGCCGTACTATTAGCTTAGGGAAAAATCGTTCACGTCATCCTGCCGTACCGATTATCCCAAAGTTTTCAAGGCTCCAGTATCTCCCGTCATCCTGACGGACACCACTTCGCCATCCGCTCGGCCTTCGCCTTGGGTCCGCGCCGCCAGCGCACCGCCAGCCCTTCGGCGATCAATATCTCCCCAACATCCTCGCCATCCGCATACACCGTTCCCAACGTGCGCCCCCAACGGTCCAGCTTCTTCCCCTCATAGCTGATATCACGACCGGCGAGCAGTTCGCTCAACCGCGCCTTGGCCTTCTGGCCCAGCGCGAGCTCGGCGGCGCAGCGCGCCCGCCAGGTCTCCGGCGTGTCGATCCGCTCGATGCGGATCTTCACGCCGTCGATGACCACGGTGTCGCCGTCGATGACTCGAAGTTCGGCGGCCGACAGCGGGCCGGCGATGGCCAGCAGGAGTGCCAGCACAAACCGCTTCAGCATTAGCGGCGGATCCGGAATTTCTGGCCGGTGCTTTTGTTGGTGCACCAATCCGTGCACTTCTTCGCTTCAGCCGCCATCGTGAACGTAAACAGCGCGAGTGCGCATGCCGCAATCAGCTTCAACATGTGAGTCTACCTTTTCGTTGGGATCATTCCCATCGCCGATATAATGGTATCACAAACGTACGTCAAGCTGCCGTGACAATGTTTTCCGTCAGCTTGCCGTAGCAAGCGAGGCCGGCTATACTGGACCTATGCGCCTCTCCAAAAAGCACACCGTCAACTGGTCCACCCGCTTCAACGTCGCGACACCCGATCGTGCCCCGATGTCCCAAGCCGAATTCCAGACCCTCTGCCTCAAGCTCCAGATCAACGACGGCTTGACCGCCGCCAAGGCCTTCGGCCTCTCCTGGCGCACCTGCCAGCGTTACTGGTACGGCGCCCTCAGCGTCCCCGGACCGCTCGCCCGGCTGCTCCGGCTGGCAGCGGAATACCAGGTCACCGCCCAACAATTGACCGGTTCGAGCCGAAAGAATACTCGACCTAAACCGAAGGCGTAAGCTATGACCCCTACGGCATAAGGGGAATCAGGCATGGCGCGATCCGACTACGCAGCGTTGATCACCGAGTCGGCCTCCGAATATCTCGCTCACACCGAACTGCAACGGTTCGGTTTCGACTCGTATTTGCCCCAGCTCAAGAAGCGCCATCACCTCCGTCCCGGCAAATTCGTCATGCGGCACTATCCGCTGTTCCCGCGCTATCTGTTCGTGCGCTACGCCGATGCGCATCACCCCTCGATCCGTCTCGCCCGTGGCATCTGTCGCCACAATACGCTTCTCGCCGATGAGAACGGCCGGCCATGGCGTGCCCCCTGCAAGGCCATCGAGGCGGTAAAACAGGCCGAAATCAATGGCTTGTTCGATGAAATCCTGCACAAGGGCGACGCCGTCACCTTCAGCTATGGGGTGCTCGCCACCTTGCGCTCGGTGCTCGCCTCCGATGCCGACACCGCCGGCATGGTCAATGTGATCACACCGCTGTTCGGCGGCGCGAGAGCCCGGGTCAACAGCGCCAAGATGGTGCATGCTTGACGAAGCGTAACAAGCGATTGTAGGTTCCCCGCCCAATCCCCTACCAGATCGGGTTTCGCCTTGACCGGGTGTCGGCGAAGATCTGAAGGGAAGGCATCGCGGGTGGAGCCTCTCCAGCCCGAGTCAGGGACATGCCGAAAAGAATCAAAGCCAGATACAAGCCGGGTTACGGCAAAAACGGCCAGAAGGTCGTCAAGCCCAAGCTCACCCAGGAGGAGCGGGCGGCCAAGGCTCTCCAAAAGACCGAAGAGCGGCATGATATCACGCCGCAAAAAGTCGCCGTCATGATCCTGAAGGAGCGCGGCCTGCTCACCCAGGTGGTGCGTTCTCTCAAAGTCCCGCGCTCCACGCTGCTGCGCTACATCGAGAAGCACGACGTCTGCGTCGAGGCGCTCTCGCATGCCCGCGATGCGATGGGCGACAAGGCCGAGGCCAAGCTGTTCGAACTGATTGACCAGGGCGATGTGCGCTGTATCCTCTACTACCTCTCGACCGTGCACCGGCACCGTGGCTACGGCCTCAATCGCGCCGACATGCCCGACGACAACGGTGGCAGCGGTGGTCGTCCGGTTTTCGTCGAGACCGTGAACGTCATCGGTATCCCTTCGGGTACGTTCTTGCCCAAGGAGATCGCCGCCCAAGACAACATGGTGATTGACAATTGACCTCGCCGTTTCGGTATCGGCCCGCTCCTGACGCCGATGTCGATCACGACGGCGAGATCCCCGACTGGGAAGACAATTGGCTCTCCAACGCATTCGCCTGGGCGTCTACCGTTTTCGTCCCAACCTGGTGTCAGAATGAACAGCACTGGACCGGACGCTTCGCGGCCTTTCTCTGGACCAGCTGCCCCTGCTGCGCCCTGTTTCGCGGTATCACGCTCGGCATCCTGCTCGGAAACGCCACATGGTTGATGTTTATGCTGGTCTGGCTGAGCGTAAGGTAAACGGCAGCCGCGCCAAGACCGCCTCGGCCATCGCGGCCGGCAAGAAGGCTGCGGCCGATGCGCGGCTTGGGCAGAAATTCATCGACACGCTGTTCAGTGATTATCGCCACAAGGCGCTGTTTGGCGGTCGCGGATCGGCCAAGAGCTGGTCAGTGGCAACCTACTTGCCGATTAAAGCTTCGCAACAACGAAAGCGCATCGTCTGCGCTCGCCAATTCCAGAACTCGATCCGCGACTCCAGCAAAGAACTGATCGAGAAACGGATTCGTTCCCTCGGCATGGCTAACCAGTACACCATCACCGACCGCTACATCATTCATGATGGCACGAAATCTCAGTTCATCTTCGTCGGCCTGGAGCGCAACATTGAATCGATCCGTTCCCTCGAAGGCGCGGATATCGTTTGGATCGAAGAGGCCAAGACCATCAGTGCCAAGTCCATGGAGATCCTGCTGCCAACCGTGCGTGCCGCCGGGTCGGAGCTGATCTGGACCTGGAACCCGGAAAAGCCCACCGACCCGGTCGACAAGTATTTCCGCGACGGTCCGCCGCCCAAACGCTCCATCGTCACGCAAGTCAGCTGGCGCGATAATCCGTTCTTCGAGCACACCGAGATGCCTGGTGAGATGCAAGTCCTCAAGGACGGCAACCGTGCTCGCTACATGCACGTGTGGGAAGGTGAATACGATGTCTCCTATGAGACCAAGGTATTTACTAACGTCCGAGTCGGGCGGCCCGACGTTCCTGCTGATATGTCTCCTTATTACGGCATGGACTTTGGTTTCGGTAGTGATCCTTCTTTCGTGGTGAAAGTGTTCGTCTTCCCCACGCAAAAACAAATCTACATCGCCAACGAAGCTAGCGGCCGCGTCACCATGGATCAGCTGCCGCACCTGGTGCGCAGTGTCACGCGCGTCGATGGTGATCAGGTCAAGTGTGACTCAAGCCAGCCCGGCACCATCGAATTCCTGCAATCACGCGGCATCAATGCGGTGCCGGCCAAGAAGGGCCCCGGCTCGGTCAAGTCGGGCATTCTCTGGCTCCAGGGTTACGAGATTATCATCGACCCGAACTGCGAAAAGATGCAGGAAGAGGCGCATCTCTACAGCTGGATGACCGACAAGCTGACCAATCAAGCTCTCAGCACCCCGGTCGACGCTTTTAATCACGGCTGGGATGCGACCCGTTACGCCACCGAAGATGTGGCCAACGACACCGCGCTCGACGACGACGACAGCGGCGGCGTGCTCAAGCTTAAAATCTGGTAGCAGTAATAGGAGGCTCCAATCGGGTGCGGATGCGGCGGCAAAACTTACGCAAGACCAGTCACTTCGAATCGGCAGAGCCAGCACGCGCCGCAAACGCGCGTGGCACCGGTGCGCATGAACCATGCACCCGAGACGGCTCCGCCCAAGGTGGTGCAGGCCTCGGCGCTGGCTGCGCGCCGTAATGCCGTGGTTCGCCGTCAGGTCTGATGAACGACGATCTCCAGCGCCTGGCCGCCGCCTGCAACAAGGCGGCTGAGCACTATTGCGAACATCCGAACGAAGCCGGCCCCGCAGTCGTCGTCGATATCTATCGGGCGATGGCGGCGCTCGCCTCGATGCTCGATCAGCAGCGACGTGAAGTCCCGGTCATCCAACGGCAGTTGCACTGATGGGCCTCATTGAATTCTTCACCAAGCGCAAGCCGGAGCGCACCGAGGTCGAGGAGCCGAACTCACCCATCTTTATCATGGGTGGGCAGTCGGTTCGCTTCCTCTCGACCCAGGCCATCATCACTGCCGACGTAGCGCAGCGGGAATCCCCGCAGTTATACAGAATCACCAATTTCATCGCCTCCTCGGTCCAGTCCGTGCCGTGGTATTGCGAAGAAGATCCGGAAGTAAATGCCTCGGAGCGGCTTGGCGCGTCCAAGATCAAGGCGTTGAACGACCTGTTGAAAAGCCCCAACGACACCTACACGGCCCAGCAGCTTCAGTACTGGATCGCCTTGAATCTGATGCTTTATGCGCGAGCGCATTTCAAAGTCGGCATCGGTACCAACGGCATGCCGAACGGGATTTATCCACTGGCCGCCAAGCACATGCGCGGTGTGCTCAATTCTCGTGGCGTGGTGGATAACTACGAGTACGGGCAAGGGCCGAACAAGACCACGCTGCCATCACGACGTACTGCCGAGCGCCGCGAACCCAAGCCCTCCTATGCGGCCGAGATCGCCTTTCCCTCCATCAGCGGCCTGGTCGAATACAACAAGGCGCCGGCGGCGATTGAGAGCCTCAACGTTCCGCTGCGCATCATCCACGCGCTGATGCAGCGCGCGCTCGACACGGCTTCGGGCCATCCGAATGTGAAGTACGTGATCACGGCGGAAAAGACGATCACGCGCCAGCAGAAGGAGGCGCTGCTTAAGCACCTCGAAGAGGCCGGGCCCGGCGGCGAGAACTCTGGTGAGATTCTGTTTCTCTACAACACCGACGTCAAAGTGCACACGCTCGACAACAAGCTCTCGGATATCCACTCCAAGCTGCCGCTCGACGACATGACGCGGCAGATTGCTGGCGTCTTCGGTGTGCCGGTCGCGCTCCTTGGCCTCGGCAGCGCCGACGCTGCCAAGTACGCATCCAACTATGTCGAGTCTCGCCTCTCCTACTGGCAGGACACCATCGTGCCTTGCTACCTGATCCCGATCGCGGCCGGCATGACCCAGTCCCTCTGCCCTGCGGGTGCGCGCATCAAGTTCGATCTCGATCAGGTGCCGGCGCTGTGGGAAGGCCGCGCCAACCTCGGCAAGACGCTCAGCCAGGTCACCTTCCTGTCGAACAACGAGAAGCGCGACGTGCTCGGCTTCGAGCCGAAGGCGGGCGAAGACAAGCTCATCGAATTGAAACCGGCAGCACCGGCTGCCAACGGCCGCGACGACAACGAGAATGATCGTGAGCCGCAAGCCAATGGTGGGAGAGCCTTACAATGACCATGACACCCAAGTGGGCACGCGGCGACCGCATTCAGTGTGATATCGCGTTCAATGAGATCAAGTTGGACGCCTCGGCCGGAGTCCCGGAGGGTTATATTGCGGGCGTTGCCTCGACGCCGAGTACTGACCGTCATGGTCACAAGGTGATGGCCAAGGCGTTCGATGAGAGCATCAAGAAGAAAGGTCTTGCCGGGCCCGGTGGTGTGCAGCTGCTGATCGGCCACGACTGGAATAAGGTTGGCGGCAAGATCGTGAAGCTGGAGACCAAAGCCGACGACAAGCTGCATCTCGAAGCGCAACTCTATCTCGACGTCGGCTACGTCAAGGATATTCACACCGTCCTCAAGCACAATGGCGGTTTGAATTTTTCCGTCGGCTTCACGCTCGAAGAATACGAATTCAACGACGTGATGGAGGACGAAGACGATCCGTGGCTGATCGTGCAGAAGGGCGATCTGATGGAGGTATCCATCGTAACGTTCCCGAGCCAAAAAGATGCCACCATGACTTTCGTGAAAGAATTGGAAACTCTTGCCGAGTTCGAACGTGCCATCGTGGCCGAAGGACTCTGCAACAGCCGGAATCAGGCGCACCGGTTAGCCCTTTGGGCGAAACAGAATGTGCACCTGCTTCAGCCGAAAACACCCTTGCTGGTGGATAAGGCGCCCGTGCCGTCGCATCCCTTGCTGGATGTATCCATGCTCAAGCCAATGGCCGATCTGATCGCCAAGGCGCGAGCGCATCTTCCTTAAACATCAAGGGTTTTCCCAATGAACAAGGCCAAGCTGAACGCGCTCAAGTCGAGCGTGTACAAGGGCGCATTCCTCACCAAGGAAGCACCCCCAGACGTCAAGACCGCCGAGGCGCTGCTGGCTCCATTGACCACGGAGATGGGCAACATCGTCACGGCGCTCGAGAAATCCAAGAAGGAAGCCGAGACCAAGTTCACCGATCTCACCAACCACTACAGCGGCGTCAAGGCGACCACCGACGAGCTGAAGGCAACGGTGCTCAAGAATGCCGCCGACTACGCCGAGCAGATCAAGCAGATGCAAATGCTTGAGCAGGCGCTCAACCAGGTGAAGAAGGAGATGGACGCCCCGATCATCAAGGGCGGCAAGGATCTGGAGACCTCGGACCGCGAAGCTGGTATCGAGCTTCAGCGCCGTGCCTTCCTGTTCAAGGGCGGTTCGGAGTGGGACTTCAAGCCCGACCTCGACAACCTGGTCGACGCCAAGGAATATCGTGGCGCCGTGCGCAAGCTGATGCAGGTCGGCATCGAATCCCGCGACAAGATCAAGCGCACCTTCACCGAGCCAGAGCGCAAGGCCTTCGAGGCGTCCTCACTCGACAGCGCCATGTTCAGCCCTGAGATGCTCGGCATCGAGCTGAACTGTATCGTCGAATGTGCCGAGCTGCTCGATCTCTACAACTCGGTCACCGTCGGCAAGTCGCAATTCATGTACCCGCAGGTGATGGATTACGGCGCCATCGGCAAGTACGACTGCGACGCCAAGTGTGACGCCGAATACGGCCCGGAAGGTAACATCACCTTCAAGAGCGGCAGCGTCTCGGATTTCCGTGGCGTGTTTTGCTTCCAGCGCAAGACGCTGGCCGAGGCCAACTACGATCTGTTGAACTTCATGTACAACGCGGCGGCGCGGTCCTACCGGATCAACCGCAACCGCGCCACCATGGTGGGCGACGGGATCAACGAGCCGCTCGGCTGGCTGACCGCCGACTGCTTCACCAAGCGCAAGTCCAAGGGCACCACCTTCGACCACATCGAATTCCGTGCCTTCCACGGCAGCGTGCCGGTGGAGTACGGCGAGGTGACCACGGTGATGCACCAGAACACGTTCGCCTACCTGGCATCGATGGTCGACAACAACGGCCGCTTCCTGTTCGGCGACGGCCTGATGACCTACAGCCCGACGGATGTGCGTGAGCGCATTCGCATTTCCAACTGCCTGCCGGATCCGACCCAGAACATGACGCTCGGTGGTGCCGGTGCGCCGTTCATCACCGGGTCATTCATCGCGGCGACGGGGGCTTGGAAGCAGGCCTATTACGTCGTCAACAAGCGGCCGCTGTGGATCGAGCAGTGGGAAGGCAAGTCATCCGCGTGGTGCGTTGCCTACTCGTTCGGCGCCGAGGACGGCGGCTTCGTTGCCTGTTGCCCGGCGGTGTCGATCCTGACCGTAGGCCCGTAGCAGTCAGCTGCGGCTGACGACATAAGGAGATCACTATGAATCTGAATGGCGCGAGTCAGCACCAGGGCGTGCTGGCCTGGAGCGGCACGGCGGGTGCTCCCATCGACATCCGTCGTCACAACAACTTCTCGTTCACCTTCAAGACCACTGCGGATCTTGCGGCGAACGCGAGCTTCAAGGTGCAGGCGGCACCGCCGAGCGATGCCGATCCGTGTGTCCCCGGTGCGTTTTACGACGTGCCGGAGACGCTGCTCTGCTACGATCTGGGACCACCCAATCCGACCACCGGATTTGTGATTCCGTCGGGGACCAAGGCGGGTGCGATCTGTACGGCCGCGTTGCCGTGCCGGCCCGACGCCTTCGTCCAGCTGGTCGGCACTGGAGCAGCCGCCGTGCAGGCTGTTGCGATACTGTCCGGCCCACGCTGATAGCAGAGAGCAGGCGTAGCTGCCCGCTCGGGCAGCTACGCTCTGCGACAGGGAGTTCGGCATGATCAACTTTGCGTCTCAACATCAAGGTGTGGTGGCGTGGCGAGCAATCACCGCAGTCAACCTCCAGCCGGCGGTCGATCTGCGCCGTCACGCCGGTTTTTCGTTCACGTTTCACGTGGTGGCGGATATCGTGGCCGATGCGGTCTTCGAGTTCGCGGCCGCACCACCGGATCCGGTGAATCCGTGCGCGCCACTGCTGCCGCAGTACAAAGTGCAGGACGTGCCCACCTGCGTGGCGTCCTGGGGCGCCGTTCCGGTGGGTGATGTCTCCATCACCATTCCGGCCGGCACCAAAGCCGGTGCGATCTGTACGGCGACGTTGCCGTGCAAGCCGGATGCGTTCATCCAGGTGGAGCCGGTGAGTGGTGATACCGGCAAGATCGAAGTGGTGATCTCGTTGTCTGGACCGCGAACCTGATCCGTGAGGGTGCAAGTCGGCAATACGCTGCGGGTCGGCCCCGGGGATCGGGTTTTCATTCGGGGCCAGCTTCCTCCCACCGGCAAGCTCGGCCGGCTGTTCGTGTTTGCCTCCGATAACGGTGCGCAGTTCAGTCCCTACGTGCCGAACGTTGCCGACATCCTGGTGGCCAATGGTCGTCCGACGATGCTGTCGCCAATGTCGATGCGGCTGGTCGGTCCGGAATCATCCAAGCAGTTGGCTTTCACGGCTGATATCTACGGGTTCATCCGCGTTATTCAGGAGGTCGACACGCCGGACGATGTGCGTGCCACCGTCAAATTGAAGCGCAAGATAAATCCGGATCTCGGCTGGATCGCGAAGCTCCAACGAAAGTTTACCCCGTGGCAGATACCGAAGTCCTCGTTGTGATGAATGTCGCGACTGGTCAAGGAGCGGACAGCCAGTGGTTTGATTACAAACCGTCTTACTTTATGCCGACCGTGCGCATCGAGTGGGACAAGGGGACCAAGTTCGCGGCGCTGCCGCCGGAGGCCGCGAATTACCTGATCACTCACGGCTACGCGCGGCCGATGACCGACGCCGAGATCGAGGCCTACACGGCACCTGAACTACCCAAGCCGAAGCTCAAGAAAGGAGAGCGTCATGATTCCAGTGAGATGTAGTGCTGCTTGCGGAGCCAATCCGGCTATCGCACTTGCCACCCCGCCTTGCTTCGACTGCGCCACCACCACCGCGACCGCTGAGGCTGCGGCGGCTGAGAACGAGTCGACTGCACGCGAGCAACGCGCACAGTGATGTGAGCACCGGAGGCTCTTAACGGGCCTCCGGCCACCTCTCCAACAGGAACGCAGCCATGATGCATTTCACGGTCGAGGATTACACGGCGGTCGATGCGGCCTGTCAGAAGTGCTGCTGCGAGAAAATCAATCTCAAGCCTGGGACGGTGACCAAGGTCTCGGTCGGCTACGCGCCGTGGGCGGTGCCGATTGGCCAGCTGCATTGCACGCCCCAATTCCAGATCGAGCAGATGGACACTTGTCCGGCGCCGGTCGGCAGCAACATGCCGCCGCAAGCGACCTCGGACGTGAAGTTTTCCACCGCGATGAATGCGCCGCTGGAAAACACGCTCACCCATATGATCATCGATCCCGAGCTGACCACACTCACCTTCAAGCTGCTGACGCTGTATGGGCCGAAGCACGGCAAGCTTGATCTCAAGCCCGATGGCTCGTTTACCTATCTGCCGTCGACCAATTTCAAGGGCGAGGAGCGGTTTTACGTCTCCGCCTCCGATGGCACCAACACGACCGTCTTTGAGGTGATGATTGCCGTCGGCATCGATGCGGCCGCCGTGATCGCGACGCCGCATGTCAGTGTCGGACCGGCCTCGGTCGACAGCCGCTTTTTCAACGTCAGTTTTCCGGTGATTGTCTCACCGGCGGCGAGCGAGTGTGAGGTGTGGCGGCTCACCGTGTTGCAAACAGCCATGGACTGCGACTGTGTTTGTTTCAGCCGGACTGACTGCTTTGATATTGGTATCATTAAATGCTAGGCTTCGTTCCCAACAAACCGCTCAACGTCTCGCCGATCCCCATCGGCGAGGAGAAGACGTTCGATTGGGACGCCCGGCTTGGTATCGAGTTCATTCGCAGCCATGCCAAGATCGACGACGTACCGTCCACTACTGACGACCAGCTGCGGCTCTATCGGTCGGCCTCGCTGGAATCGGCGCAGCAGTACACCGGGCTGCTGCTCTCGGGACAGCGCACGGTCGAGGAAGCGGTCGAGGTGCCGTCCAGCACGCGCACCCACCGCATGACCTATCCGTATCGGCTGAAGTATCCCAGCGCCGATGGCTATGTCTACCTATACGGCGGTAATCACGTGAACGACCGCACCATGTTTCGTATCGCCCCGGGCATGCGCAAGATCCGCATTCCGATTCGCAAGGACTTCATCGATCTGTCGAACTGTTGCGATCCGTGCTCGGTGATGAACATCAACGGCGGCATGCTGATTTCGTATCGAGCCGGCTACAAGTCAGTGCAGGATGTGCCGGCGACAGTTGTTCTCGGCATGCTGCAATTCATCACCTGGTGTATCGAGCATCCAGGTGACGAGCTGCTCACCCAGCGCAACCGGGTCGAGACCCGCGCCGGTCTTGCTGGCCTTCAGGGCAGCAACAATATCGCCATGATCTCCGGGGCGCTCGAAACTTGGAGGGTGGCCGACCCGGAGGCATTCTGATGAGCAAAGATCCTGACTTTATTGGTACTCCGCAGTTCATGACGCTGTCGCTTGAATTAAAGCAGCGATGGTGGGACGAAACCGACTACGGTCGCAAGCCACCGACGGATGAACTGAAGCAAGCAATTTTGGCTGCGGTTGAGAAACCTCAGCCGCCGTCGTCGTCTACTACTTCGGAAGCACCCAGTGAATGACGTTCGTGATATCGCGTTGACCAGTGACGGTCGCGGTGGCGTGCTGGCGCATCGGGCCGATTGTCCGGAGGCGCGTCAGATGGCCGACCGTGGTGAGCCAGTGCTGACCATGTTTGGTATCGAGAAGCCGCTGGAGCCAAATATCCGGCGGCATACGTGCCTGATGGAGCTAAAGTCGTGAAGGATCCCGGCGCTCCTAAGATTCACGAGCTGACCCATCGCGTGGCGCTGTGTTCGCAAAAGGACGTCGTGGTGAACGCGTCGACCATGGAGCTGCGCCGGGTCGGTGTGGTCTGGGCCTGGGCGCGGATCAAGTCGCACTACGGACTGCCGTCATTCGTCGGCCAGGTTGGTTATTCTATTCTGGATCCAGTCACCAAGGCGACGCACGCCATCACGGTGCGCGATGGCTTGGCCGAGTTTAGTGATACCGCGTTCATTTACGAGGAATTCCGCAAGGCACAGCCGCGCTGGTACAAGGTGCTTGGCTATACCGAAATTAAAGGCTGGACCACGCTGACCACGCGCCTGATCGAAAAGTCGGATCAGGCAATCCCGCCACAGGATAGTCTGCGGCCGCAACCCTCATCGGTCGCGCTGTGAACACTCGGACCGTGGTCGTGGCGCTGCTCGCACTGGCCGTGATCTGTGCCATCGTCCTGTTCGCGGCCAACACGCAATGAGCATCACGATCGAGTTTTCACCTTGGGGGCGCTTTCACGCTCGCAAGAATGTCGAAGAGATCCGGCGCTGGATGCACGCAATCGGTGACGCCGGGACGAAAGCCTTTCGCAGTGGCATGGGCAACTATCCGCCGGCGAGCAGCCCGGGCGCCTGGCCAAACAGCCGGACCGGACGGCTGAAAGCGACGATCCGATCGGAAGTCACGAATGATTCTGTCACGATTGGTACCAGTGCGCCATACTCCGGGTTCTTGCGCCGTGGCACCAGCAAGATGGCACGGCGCAAAATGAGTGACGATGCCCTGAAGGAAGGCATGCAAGCCGGTAAACTAGGGCGCTGGGTGGAATGGTCGAGAGTTTAACCCGAGGAGTAAAGACAATGATTCCAGACGAAGACGACACCAAGAACCAAGAAGACATCGCAGCGGATGCGCCTCCGCCATCGCAGGACGAGATGCTTGCCGGCGAGTACCGGAGGCTGACCGCAGCCGGTTTCTCCAAGCAGCAGATTGCACAGCAGTTGTCGGTGAAGCACAACGTCACCGTCGACGACATCGCGCGCAGGCTCGATGTGTATGACAAAGACGAGCAGAATTCCTGATCGATGAATGCGCTGGTAAAACCGCCGAAGGTGCGTTTTCTACCGGCGCTCGCCGAGCAGATTGGCTTGTGGTTTCCCGAGCTCGGCGGGAGAGCCCTGGCGGTGTCGGAGGTCTCCATCACCAAGGAGAACGTGCCGACACTGCCGCTGGCGATGGTGGCGTTTATTCGCTCGACTGCGGATCCGCCACAGCGCAGCAGCCACGACATGTTCGAAATCGTCGATACCTTCATCGTCGATTTCTGGTTGGAGCCAGCGCGCTACAAGAAGGCCAACGGTACCGAGACGCCGTTCTGGAGCTACTACGATTACGAAGCTATTCGCGACAAGCTGCTGGCCAATCTGACGCGCTGGGAAACACCCGGTGGTGAGCGCATTGCTTTTCGTGGACTGGTGATCGAGGCTGAGCCGTTCGCCGTCACGCTGACCTTCACGTTCATGGCGACCTATCGCTGGTGTGCGCCAGTCACGGAGTTCGGCGAGCCGTTTAGTATCGGCTTTAGTCTGTGTGCGCCGGCGAGCTGCGTTCCGGATCCTTGTCCCGAGCCGGTGGATCCATGCCCGTAACGACCCGTTTTTCCACCTCGACAAACAGGAGGCCAGACATGGCCATGATCTACGTGAAGGCAAAGGAAGGCCGCAAGGCGTTCTTCGAAGGCCGCGTGATTCCATCCGACAAATTCATCCCAGTCACCGACGACCCGTACATTCGCCGCCTGGTGCATCACTGGGGCGATCTCGAAGTCGAAGGCGGCGATGACAAGGCTACCGGTGCAGCACCACGCCGGCCGAAGTCGTACGAGAAAGGCCCGACCGCACAAAACGTCGGTGGCGGCCGCCAGACCATCCAACCGACCGGTGAGCAAGCGCCCGGTACCGGCGCCCCGAAGCCTCGCGAGTAGTCCAAACCCCTAACCCGCCGACCCGGCGAAAAGGAGCGACCCCATGTCAATCGACAGCCTGCGGTCCGGCGCGATCCGCATCTGCTTCGATCCTTCCCTCAACGCTTACAAGAGCAAGTGCCGAATTCTGATCGAGGGTCAGAAGCTCGACACGGGCACTGCCCTTAGTGGCGAGCTGCTCAAGATTCCGTCGCTGCGTGATGTCGATGGGTTGTTTGGTGAAGGCAGCATCATCGCTGAAGGACTCAAGACGGCGTTCGCTTGCTGCCCGAACAACGCGATGGAGTTCTTCGCGTTGCCCTGGGACGACGCCGACATGGGGGCCACCACCAAGGCGGCATACACGTTGACCTTCACCGGAGACGCGGAAAGCGATGGCCGTGTCGATCTGTTCATGGTCGATGGTCGCTACAACACTTCTGTGCGGGTGCACGAAGCCGACACCGCGACAGAGATTGCTGCCAATATCGTGTTGGCGCTCGAAGCCGAACCTGGTCTGCCTTTTACCGCTGCTGCAACAGCGGGCGTCATCACGCTGACCGCCAAGAATGCGGGCACTGTCGGCAACGGTCTCAACGTCATCTACAACTGGCACCAACGGCGTGATTACGCGCCGGCTGGTGTCGAGATGGCGTTTACGCAGACCGTGCAGGGTGCGCACGGTGCCATCGTCGTGCCGGATTATCAGGCCATCCTCGGCGAGTGCTGCTACTGCTGCATCGGCATGCTCTATGCTAATGATGACTGGCAGGATGCGATGATCGCCTACATCGCTTCGGCCTGGTCGTGCGACAAGCCGCAGTGCTTCGGTCACGGCTACACCTACAATTACGGCTCATTCGGTCAGATTCTCGCCGCCGACACCAACTCGGCCGAGGTCAGCCGCATTGCCCAGTGCACAACTGATCCGATTGCGGGCTGGCTGAAAGCCGCAGCCTATGCGGCGCATTCCTGCTGCTCGACCATCGATCATCCGGAGATGAGCGTGCAGGGACCGAACTTCGGTGTGTTGCCTTGCCTGCGTCAGCCGGAAGCCTGCTTCCAGTGCTTCACTTTCGACGAGCAGCAGCTGCTTCAGGCCACCGGCTTTGTCGTCACCGTTCCGCTCCAGGGTGGCACCGGCTCGATGACCCAGCCGATGATCGTTAATGACTCCACCAACAATCGCTACGATGAGAACGGTCGGCTCAACGCGACCTGGTGGAACGTCAACTCGCGGCGTCTCGCGGCCGCGACCGCCGATCAGGCGGCGATTGCACTGGGCCAGGTGGTGGGTCTCGGCCTGTTCACCAAGAACACCACGGTGCCGGCTGGCGTTCGTGGTACCAACCCGCGCATGATCCTCGGTCAGTTCCGGGCTTGGGCGAAGAGCCAGGTCGGCTATCTGTTCTCGGAATTCGAGAACATCGACCAGGATATCCAGCTCAAGACCGACTTTGAGGTGGCGCCGAAATGCCAGGGCATTCCGGGCAAGTTGTGGATCGACTTCACCTACCGGCCGCCGGTCCGCATCTCCACCATCATCGTCAACGCGCAACCGGCCATGTTGAGCAACTGCTAGCGTGGTGATGATCTATCGCTGGAGCAGAGAGATGCCTCCCAAATCAGAAGCACAGCGGCGCGCCATGCGCGCCGCTGCCTCGGGGAAGTCCACCCTCGGCATTCCGAAAAAGGTGGGCAAGAAGTTCAGCCGCTCCGACAAGGGCGGTAAATTGCCTGCACGCAAAGGCGCCCGGCACAAATAATCAGCGAAAGGAGATCGTCCCGTGACGTGTGAAAATCAAGTTGGTGTCAAGAATATCCTGATGACGTTTCTCGACTGCGATACCGGTGCGATCTACGGACCGATCTCGCACAAGCTCTCGTCGGAAGATCTGCCGACTTGGCGGCTGTGTCCCTACAACAACGATCCACTGCCGCAGGGCTACGTCAAGCGGCAACCGACCAACCCGGAGGTGGAGATCAAGGTCATCAGAGACCTGCGCATTCCGCTGGCGATGTACCAGGGCTGTAGTGACGTGACGCTCCAGGTCGAGTACTTCAACGGCTTGGTCTACAGCGCCGCCAAAGGCACCGGCACCGGTGACGATAAATCCGACACCCACGAGGTGACGCTGACGATCTCGTTCAAGGAGATCGACGAGCTGTTGCCAGCAGGAACGTTGGAGACTACTGAACAGGTCATCCAGCCCACCTTCGCAACAGCGGCGTAGTTCATGGTAGAGAACGTCACGAAGCTGCCATTCCAGCCGGAACGAGTCGCAATCTCGTTCCAGCTGGGCGACAAACTGATCGACAGCGCCAGCGTCAAGCAGCTGATGTTCCAGGCGTTCACCGAACACATTGCGGAGGCGCAAACGCTGCGGCAACCCAAGACGTGGGAGGGCCGTCTTAAGCGCGTGCGCATGGTGCGACAGGTCACCTACTACGCAAACGGAGTGCAGGTGCCGGTAACGATGGCCGACATCCTGAGTATGCCGATTCCAGCGGCGCGCACGATCGACAAAGCTCTTGGCAACATCGAGGAAGGCACTCCTGGCAAGGTGATCCGCGAGGGTGACGGTATCGACAAAGCGATCGTGTTTGAGCTGGGAACGCCGATCCCAACTGGGCAGGGTAAGCCGCCAATCCGCGAGCTCGAGTTTCTCGCCAAGACCTACGGCGACATCGAGGATGTGCTCTCGGCCGCCGACAGTGTGCAGCAAACCAAGTACATGATCGAGACGCTGGCCAAGCCACTCGACAGCAGCCTGAGTGCACTGCCGTCGTGGGGTCTGACCCAGATCACGATCGCCGACGGCATGACGATGCTGCGCGATGTCTTACCGCATTTTCTCGGGTCGCCGGTCGAGTCGTAGAGCGAGCGGAAGAGTATCGTTACTACTCCGCCTCGGCGGGCGACCTTCGAATGCTCACCATTCCGCAGCTCACGTTGCGGATCGCCAATTTTTCCAGGGTCCATAAACAGGAGACTCGCACCCGGATCATGCTCGCCGGGGGCAAACCCTAATGGCATCGTTCACCGAACAAGCCACGCTTAAGGTTACCGACAAATCTTCTGCGCAGATCCGAAAGATCAACGCGGAGCTGAAAAAGCTATTTGATACCGCGAACTCGCTGAAAAGCACTTCGATCACGATCAAGATCAACGACAAGGGCGTTCAATCGGCAATTCGCAATCTCCGATCATTGCGCAAAGAGATCGATCGGCTTGGCGGACACGGTGGCGGAACGTCACTGAATGTCAGGCTTAATCCTACCAGCCTGGCCAACATGCGACGGCAGCTTTCTGCGGTTCATGCGCATGCTGCGCAGAGTGCCGTACAGGCTGTCCGAGGCATGATTCCAACGCGCACTGGGCTCGGTGGTGTTGGGCGCGTCGGTATCATCCCGGTTCGGGTCATTGGTGCTGTTCGTATTGCCGGCACTTGGCCTCCGGGTGGCGCAGGCGCTGGTCGTGGCGCTGGCGGCGGTGGCGGCCGTCACGGCGCATTCGGCGCCGGTGGTCAGGGCCTGCTCGGACGGCTGGCGGGTGGCGTAGCCCTCGGCACGCTTGGAGCCAACTCGCTTCAGACGATTGGCCGTCAGATCGGCAGAGCCGCTGTTGAAGGCACCAAAGATTTCGACGTCGGCATGACATCGTGGCAGATGAAGAACCTGCCAGCCATCCAGCAGGCGGCGGGTATTTATGCCGTCAACGAGTTGCAGGCTGAGGGCGACAAGGCAGGCGGTGCCTTCCTCAACATTGGCCAGCGGATGCGGCGCTTCTCGGAAGCTTACGGCACTGCACGCGACGTCCAAGCCGCTAAGTTTCTTACCGGGCAGATGGAAGAAACGATCCGCTTGCAGGTCGCGCTCGGTCGCAGTTTCCAGGATGCCAGTGACGACTCGATCAACTTCATTAAAGGATTGGAGCAAGCCGGCAAGCTGACCTTCCGGGCCGGTGATATCGACGAAGCTGGCCGAGAGATTAAACCAGGCGATTCGCGTATCGGCAATTTCAACAAAGTCGCGGCTGAGCGACAGATGAATTTCCTGCGTGTCATGATCCCCACCATCGGTGAGGAAATGACCGGTGGCTTCTACCGCAAAATGGCTACCTACATGCGCGGCTCGCGCTATGCCGCGAATGAACGATCGATGGCCACGGTCCTCCTCATGGGCGAGGAAATGGGGACCACGGCGGCGGTCGGCTGGAATCAGATGATCAAGCAGCTTGGTGGTCGCGGTATCACCAAGGCGATCAATGCGGGGCAAATCGAACAGGGATGGCGGCCGATTATCGGCATGGCTCCCGACAAGCCGGGGCGCCGGGGCAGGAAGGGAGCGAAAGGCGGCCCGATTTACGGCCCGACGGTCGACTACGATCTGCTGCAAAAAGACCCGATCAGCTGGCTCGAAAAGCACGCCATACCCAAGCTGGGCGCAGATATCGCAGATCCAGCGAAGGTCAAACAGTTTGCCGAGAAGGTTACCGGAGATCGCACGGCGACCGACGCGCTGATGTCGATCTTGTTTCGCTACCAAGAAAATAAGCAAACGCTTGAAGCGGCGCTGGGGACGTGGAACGCGGACACGCAACGCTTTGAACGGGTCGACGAGAAGGGCGGCATCGGCGCGGTACGCAAGATCACCGGACAGTCGGTCACCGCCGCCACCCAGCAGCTGCAAAACCAATTCCAGGGTGTGGTGGGCGCAACGATCATGACGATGCGCGAGCCGCTCACCGACATGATGGGCGGAGTCGCCAAAGGGATGGGCGAGTTCGCGCGTGGCATAAGCGAAGGTACGCTCGATCCGGCAGGCATGCTCAAAGGGGCGATGACCACAGTCCCCCTGGCGCTGAGCGCCGGCATGACGGCTATGATGAACCCGATGACGGCGCCACTCGGCGCAGCGGGTATCGCCTTGAGTGGGTCAGCGGCTGCGTTGACGGCGGCAGCTGGCGTGCTGGCAGGATCATCACTCCTCGGCATGGGGCTGGGTGGTGCCGGAGCAGCCGCACTGGCGCGCAGTCCCTTCGTACGGAGAGCTTTATTGGCGGCTCGCTTTGTTCCTGGCTTGGGTGCCGCTGCCGTGCTTGGTGGGGCCGCGTACGATCTCTACAACGCGCAGCCAGGCGGATTGCCGGAAGGTGTCACACAAGACCAAATTATCAGCGAATACTCGAAAGCCAATCAAGAATATTACACCAAGTATATGACGCACCGGCAAAACGAGTACGCACTTAAAAAAGCTCAAGAAGCGCGCCGGCCGGATCAGAAATTCATCGCGGTGCAGCGGCAGATGGTTGACCAGCTCGCTGCTGAGCTCAAAGCGGCCAAAGAGCGATCGGACTACTACAAAGATATCATCGAGACCGGCGGAACGGGAGATTTTGGTACCGCTAAAAACGTGCGCAATTGGGCCATTCCAACAACCACGCCGCCAGTTGCAGTGCCGTGGACGCTAGGTGACTACAAGCCGGTCGAGACGTTTCCCTCTGTGATCGCGCCGCCCGGCGGAATTCCAGTGGGTGGTCAAACTCCAGTGATCAACACCGATACCGTCGTGGTTGGCGGCCGTGGACTCATCGCAGCACCCGGCTGGACGCCGGTCGGCGATCAGACCGGATATGCGGGCGTACCAATGACGCCGACTGGTTGGCCGGGAACGAGTGCGGTGAGCAATTGGGTGGGGCCGGTGGTGGAGGACGCGATGAAACGCGTGTTTGCGCCGTACCTGGAACCAGGGCCCACCACGCCAACCGGTGCGTTTCCGCAAACACCGGTCCCGATCACAGCGCCGCCCGGTGGTCTGCCGATCGTGATTCCGCCGGGTGCGTTTCCCGGTGCGCCGACTGGGACCGTCCCTCCGGCAGGCATCAAGCCACCGATCGACAGCATCTATGATTTCACGCCGGCGAAGTCGATGTTCGATTCGACTTTCCAGAGCGGCCAAACGGCCATCGAGGGTGCGGGCCGAACCGCGATCGCCTCAATCGATGGCGGCGCATCAGGCGCGGGCTCGAAGTTCGGTGATGCCGCCTTGCAAAAGATCAATTCGGCAGTGGCCAACGTCACCATCACCGTCAACGGGCTGGCGCAGACGGCGGCGCGTCAGTCTGATACCGGCGCACAGAAAGCGGTCACCTAATGTCCCGTAGCGCCTGCGCCATCGGCAAGGATGTCGTTCCCGCCTCGTTCAAAGGCGTGCTGTTTTATTGCACCGAGGCTGACATCCAGGGTGGGCGGCGCGGCGCGGAGGGTGAATTTCCTTTTGGTGAGCACACCGCCTACGCTGATCTCGGGCGCAAGATCCGGGTCTACGCGCTCACCGCCTATTTCCGCGAGGACAACCATGTTGGCGATAGCCAGGCTCTATTCGCAGCATGCGAGTCTCCGGGACCAGGTCTCCTGGTCCATCCGACACGTGGCAGCGTCATGGTGGCATGCCGCTCGGTCAAGGTTAAGGACCAGCTGGAGAGTTCGGCGGGCGAAACGTCTGCTGAGATGGAGTTCGTCGAAGCGAACACGGGCTTTACGGGTATCCTCGGTTCGATCTTCGGCATCATCACCACTGGGCTTTTTGCGGCATCACAAACGTCTTTCCTGAGTGACTACCGGCCTGCGGCGGTACCGCAACCGTGGAAGCTCGACGTCATCAACAAGGCGCAGGGTTTGCTTGCATCGGTCGCCACGGTGGCTGAACACATTGTGGTCTCCGGTTCACCGGCCAACGACTGGCGCGCGATCTTTCGCATGTGGGAGGTGGCCAAGGACGATGGCCTGGCGCTGTCGGCGCCGGTGGTCGATGACGCCCTGGTGCAAGGTTTTGGTGTGATCCGTCGCAATGTCGTCGACGCTAGAAACAAGTTTAATATTTTTCGCAAACTCGCCAATGTCGCGGTTACGTCGTCGGGCTTGCCCCCCGGACCGGCGATGGACAGCGATGAGGCAGTCGTCAGCCGACACCGGATTTTATCCGGTATCGGTATGGCGGAAGCCGCGATGGGGCGCAAGTACATCACCATCGATGAGTGTCTCGCGACGATGAACACGGTGCTGGCGGTGTTCAACGACGAAGCCAAGGCGGCCTATGCCGAGTGCGACAACAAGCTGTTCATTGAGATCACCAACTACGCCACGCAGTTTAGCAAGATGATGCACGATCTATCCTACCGTTTGCCGGGGCAGATCCTGGTCAACTTCTCCGGTGGCGTGCACCCGCTGGTCGCCGCCTACACGATCTACAAAGACGCCAAGCGCCACCGTGAGCTCGAGGAACGCAACGTGCTCGATGCTAATGGTCGCTTCGGCATGATTGTGTCGGGTGTGTCGCCGGTATGAAACCGGTCGTGATCGCCATCGGCGGATCGGTACTCGATACTTGGACGGAAATGACTCTGCAACGGTCCAAGGACGAGCTGACCGGTTCACTCAGTGTCACCATCTTCGCCGGCGCCATGCCATCCGGGCCGATGGTGCAAGCGGCCAAATGTGGTGCCGAGATCACCGTCTACATCGGCGGCCAGTTGGCTTTCACCGGCACTGTCGACAAGCGTGAGGGCAGTGGCACCAAGAAGGGCAAGAAGGGCGCCGATGAGAGCAACAAGAAGGAAGGCAAGGGCGCCAAAGATACTAAAGCCAGCGTCTCGATCGGGCCGAACGAATACACGATTAAAATATCCGCGCGCGGCAAGACCAAACGGTTGATCGACAGCTCGCACCAGCATCCGACCACCAACATGATGCAGCCAACCACCAAGGAGGTGGTCGAAAAGCTGATCGAGCCATGGCAGGTGCAGCTGGAGTGGAAGGGAGAGACGATCAAGCTCGACAAGCAACGCTTTCGCGACGGTGCGCGGGTGATCGACGAGCTGCACCGGGTGGCGTTGGAGAACTGCTACTTCATGTACGAGACGCGTGACGGCAAGCTGCGCGTCACCGATGGGGTCGGTACTGAATCCGGCAGCGGCGATGCGCTAATCCTGGGCGAGAATATTCTGACTTTCTCGGCTGAGCAGTCTGAGGACAAGGCGAAGTCCAAAGTCAAGGTGAAAGGCCAGCGCACCAAGAAAGGTATTCGCGGTAAAAAGGCGTTGGAGAAGACCCACAAGACGGTCGAAAACAAATCGGTCAAAAGCAAAAACCTATTGACCGTGCAACACTACGGTGACGCTACCGATAAAGAGCTAGAACGGCGCGCGCGCTTCGAAATGAACAAGCGCAACACCGCGAGCAAGAAGATCACGATCGAAGTGTTCCATGTGCAGACGCCATCGGGCCAGCCCTGGGACATTGGTAACACGCACTACGTCGAGGTGCCGCCGGAAGGCATCTTCGACACCTTCGAATGCACCGAGCTCACCTATCACGTCAACGCCGAGACGGAATTGAAGACCACGCTGACCCTGTCGCCGCCGCCATCGGGTGGCAGTGAAGGCAGTGAAGGCGGCTTCGGACTGTCGAACCTCAACATGGATATGGGATCGGCGCGGCGCAGTCAGGCCAATATTCCGATCCCGGCCGACGGCTACCCGGAAGCCTGGTCACCGCCACAGCTCGGTGATCTGCCGTTCATGTCACTGGCCGATGAGCTCGCCAGAGCAGCACTCGAGCCGCAGCAACAAGCTGAAGCGCCACCATTAACGCTACCCCCGTGGTTTGGAGAGACAGCATGACGTTCCTGCCCTACAGCGCACGCTCCAAGGATGTGCAAGACGGTGTCGAGCGGCACGTCTATGGCGAACTGACTTACGAGGAGCAAGGTTCCACCATCAAGGTCAAAGGTACCGATACCGAAGACCAAGAAGCCTTCACGATGATCGGCAGCGCGTCGTTCAAGCTCAAGAAGGACACCGATGCCGAGGTGTTTTTACTCGCGTCATCGAGCGACACCATGCTGAAAGTGGCCGTGCTGACTGTCCCGCATGACAAGCAGCGGCGCTGGCCGGAGAACGAAGGCGGCATTCAGCATCCAACCGATCAGGAATTTGCGCTGCACTTCTCCGACAAGCTGGCGCACCTGACCAAGAACAAGTTCGCGGTCGGCGAGAAGGGCGAATTCGAGGTCAAAGGCGATCAGGTGATCATCCGCGCCAAGAAGGTGATCATCGACGGCGAGCTGGTGGTCAACAAGCTGGTGAAGACGCCGGAGGTGGTACGCGCCACCGAAAAGCCGCCCAGCTTCGAAGGCAACAAGCAGGAGGAGAAGAAATCCAGCGGTGGCAGTCAGCCTACGCAGTTTGAGTTGGTCTAGTCCGTGCTCACGGATCCCTGCTTCGACCAAAAGGTCGGTCAGCGCCGGATCTTCTGGACGACGCGCGCGCAGGCGTGCGGCAGCTACAATACGTGCGGCGTCGAGTGTGCGATCCCGGGACTGGAATACGAGAAGTCGAGCGAACCAGACGGTCGCACCATCAAGACCGACGATTGGCTGCAAGGATTGATCCTCAATATCCTCAACACCCGGGCACGGACTGACGCGCGCTGTCCGACACCGGCCGCCACGTACGGCCATTGGTCCGAATCCTACCGGGACGATGGTCTCTACATCGGCTCCACGCTGTGGAATGCAGCGGAGAAATCGTACGTTCGCACTGCTGACGCCGTGAAGATGATCGGCGCAGCCGTGCGAGCGGACATGGGGAAACTGATAGCTCTCGGCATTGCGCAATCCGTCGAGGTTGAAGCGACCTATCGCGGCTCCAACAGTGTGGCCGTCGCGGTTACCGTGACCACCACTACGGGGCGCAGCCGCATCAACCTGGCGGGCAGCTTTGTCTCCGAGACTTGGGTTTGGCACTGACGCATCATGTCATGCATTATTCCGCGACCCGATCCGCAGGCATTGTTCGACCATTTGTCGAACATGTTCTCTTCGACTGTGCTCGGCGGCGGCAAGGTCATCCCGGAATCGAACGAGTGGTACGTCGTCACCAATGATTACGCTGCGGCCGAGCAGTTCTATGCAGTCGCCGATCAGATGTGGCGTGAGACCAATCCAGAGACGGCGTGCTGCGAGAACCTCTACAAGATGGCGGCACAGCACGGCGTCTACCCACGGCCGCCCTCGCACGCCGAAGGCTATGCCCGGCTGACCGGCACAGCCTATGCGCCGGTGCCGCCGTCGCTGGAGATCCAGACCGAGATCGGCACCTTCGTCTCGGTCGGTTCGGTGCCGCTGACACTGTCGGCGGAAGGCACGGTGATCATCCGCATTCGCGCCCTGGTGCCAGGCGCCGATATGAATGCGGCGGGTGGTGTCACCACCGGCACGCTCACCACGCCGGCGCCCGGCATCAACGCCGAGGTGCAAATCTGCGGCGGTCAGTTTTGTGGCGGCAGCGGCGAAGAGAGCTGTGAAGACTTCCGCAAGCGTTATGTCGAACGACTGGCTTATCAGCCGCGCGCCACCATGGCGTGGATCAAGCAGAAGTTTCTCGAGTTCCCCTGTGCCACGCGGGTGTGCGTGCGCGAAGGCACCTGCTGCCGCTGTACCGCCGAGTGCGGCGAATGCGGCTGCGCCAACTGCGGCAACCGGATGGAATTCTACGTGCTGTTCGACGGCGTCTTCCCGTGCGGGATCCCGCCGCAGCAGGTGGTCGACGATCTCACCGACTGGATGTTTGGTGAGCACCAGGGCTACGGTGAGGGCCAGGTCGAGATCGGCGTCTGCGGCAAAGTATTCATGCCGCGACCATTGATGACCGACGTGGTGATCGATATCGCCGGCTGTCCGTCCACGGCACAAAAGCAGACCATCGAGAACTACGTGCGCGAGCTGTTCACCCGCATTTGTCCCTCGATGCCGCTGCGGGTGAAGCAGATCGATCTCATCGTCGCCTCGGTGCTCGGCACCGAGATCAACACCTCGGCACGCTTTGTGCCGCCCGACGGTGTGACCTGGTCGCGTGAGGATGTGTGGGTCACCACCTGCGGTGATCTTGAACCCGAATGCGATGTACTGCCGTGCATCAACGACGTGATCTTCACCGGGCCTGACTCGTTGAGGCCCACATGCTGAGTGCCGATGGATGTGTCACCGTTGCGACGCCCGAGGATTTAGGATGCTGTCCGCCGCCGCTGTGCGGCAACGACCTGTGCTGCACGTTCGTGGCGTTCATGAACCTGCTGCCGTCAGGCCCCCTGTGGGACTACTGGAAGGCGGCCGCGATCAGCTACTTCGAGAGCAACGACGACCCGGCCCAGTGCCCGCTGATCGCCGATCCACGCTGCCCGTCCCTCATCTTGCATGCTATCTATACGGTCTTGAAGCTGCGCCACGTGGTGCACACCGGCCTGTGGCCGGCGCTACGCGAGAGCAACCCGTACACGGCGGTGACGACGCTGGATAATCATCTGGCGCGGCTTCAGTGGGAGGACTGCTACAACCAGCACTGCCGCTCGGTGCTGCTCGGCGAGATCACGCCCTACGAGATCTATAGCGAATGCGGTCCGGTGTTTTGCGGCGCCGACTTTCCGCCTGAGCTGGAATGCGCGGTCAAGCGCGGCATCGCGATTGCGCTGACCCGCGCCAACATGGGCGTGATCAAGAACATCTGCGGCCTCAACTGGGTGATCGATCCGCTCGGTGCCGAGATCAAGCCGGTGCCGGCCACACCCGTGGTCGATGATCCGGAGTGCGATCCTTACGGCTGCGAGTCAGGCCCAACTCACTTCGAGATCTGCCAGACCCGCGACTGGATCGAAGGCTGCGGCTCCGGCGACATCTGCGAGACCCTGCTGCCACGGCCGAAGATTCACGCCGTGTGGGACCAGGGCTGTGATCGTCCGGCCGGACTGCCGGCCATCGTCTGGCCCGGCGTGCTCGCCGCCGAATGCATCGTCCGTTCGATGATGCCATCGAACTGTCCGTCGACTATTTCGAGGTGCTGCTGATGCCCGGCATCCTTCCTGAAATCGAAACTGCTGGCGGTGTCGTCTATCGCGACGCAGCCGGAGCGCCGACGAATCCGCCGGAGGTCTCCAACGCCTACTCACCGGCGCCGGTATTCACGTCAAGCTGCCTGCTCACTGCGCTGCCGTCGAATTGCGAGGCGCGGATCCAGCCGGCGCAGATCAACGCCATCGTCTCCGAGCTGCTCAGTTTTGCCGAGTGCCTAGACCCGGACGGGACATGGTCCTGCGCGTCACTGAGAAATCTGTGTACCGCCTTTGCGGCGTGGGTTGCGACCAACCAGGCGGCGTTGGACGGAAAGATCAACGTGCCAGCGGTGCCGCCGGCGATCACCGACACCCTCGTCATCTGGGATGGAAACTCAGGTCGGTACGTCAAGGATTCCGGAGAGACGATTGCTGCAATTCGTGCGGCTGCGATTGCCTACACTGATGCTCAGAATGCTGCGCAGAATGTCATCATCAATACCAAGGTCGCCGGTCCGCCTACTGTTGCAAACAATCTCAATATTGCGGTGTTCAATGGTACCACCGGTAATCTGATTGCCGACGGCGGCATGACGATAGCAAGCTTGATCGCGCAGCTCGGTGGCGTCACCGTCTCTGACGCGCCTCCGGCTAATCCGACACAAGGAAAACTATGGTGGAAGAGTAACAGCGGCGTGTTGTGGATCTGGTACGTGGACGCGAACACCGGGCAATGGGTCCAAGCGTCGGGCGGATCCGGCACCTATGCGGGCGTACTGTCTGAAGCAGACGACAACAGAATTGCCGCCCTTGAAGCGCAGGTCGCATCACTGACTGCGACCGTCGCCAGCCTCACCAAATAAAGGCCGACCCAGATGGCAATGGATTTTCCAGCAAGCCCGGCGCTCAACCAGGTCTACACGGATCCGGTATCGAGTGCGATGTACAAGTGGAATGGTTTTGCGTGGGCCAGCACCGTCTCGGTCACGCCTTCTGATTCCTACACCAAGGCGGAAAGCGACGCCATCAAGTCCGCCACCGACGCCGCCAACACAACCAATTTCGTGAATGTGCCCGGCGATACGATGACGGGAGGGCTGACTCTCCCATCGCTATCATGTAGCGGAAATGCTTCAGTTGGAGGTACGGTTACTGCGGCTCAATTGACCAGCAATGCTAATATCAACGCAGCTGGTACCATCAATGGACTTCATGGCACCTTCGGCGGTAACGTAAACGCCAATCAGCTCCTTGCAAACGCTGGTTCGATCAACGGTACGCTCAACGCTTATAATCTTGGCGCGTACACGCATCTTCAGTGCAACGGTACGCTCGCTGTCGGTGGCGTAGCCACGGTGAATACACTGAATGTCGGTACAGTTAATATTAATGGTGGGCCGTTCTATATAGATTATCCTAGTCCAACGATTAGACATCCATACGATAATATTGGTATCGGTCTTTATAATACAGGTGCGGGTTATTCTGTTGGTATGTATGCAGCAGCAGGGGTCATACGCTTCAGTAATTTTTACGGTAATGGTGGTCCTGCTGGAAATTGGTTTCAAATCGCTTCTGACAGCTGCCAGCTATTCGGCGCTGGCGGCGCATGGAAACCTGGTGGCGGCGACTGGGCTGACTCATCCGATGCGCGCATCAAGACCGTGATCGGTAATTACGAGAGTGGTCTTGATGCCATCCTGACCCTCAACCCAGTACGCTACACGTTCAAAGGCAATGACACACCAGCTGACGTTCCTCCCTCAGCTTACGCAGCTTTGCCGCCGCCGGATGAGGCCGAACCGCGCGAACTGACCGTGCCCTACGCCAACTCACCGCACCACGATGCGGCGGTGAAGCAGAAGGAATTCATCGGCCTGATCGCGCAGGATGCCGAAGTGGCATTTCCCGAGATAGTGACCCAGCGTGCAGCGATGATCGACGGTACGATGGTCGCCGATCTGCGTGACCTCGATCCGAGCGCGCTGACTTACGCACTGATCAACGCCATCAAGGAGCTGTCCGCCATCAACGCCACCCTGATGGAGCGGGTAGCAGCCCTTGAGACACGATCCGCTTAACCAAAAACAGCGAGAATCCGCCTATGCCCATGTTCCCTGATAGTGGCGTCCCGCCCGCAGATGCCCGGAATTCTCTCCCCGACGTCAACACGACGGGGTGCGATGAACTCTGGTACTCGACCAGTCGCTGTCAGCCACGTTTTGATCCTGCTGCCGCAAACGCCATGCTTGCGGAGCAGATGAATTTGATCATGAAGGCTGAGCTGCAATACGATTGCGGCAGTCTTACCCACATTGAACGTGCTGTTAATTACATCAATCAACGTGGTCTTCCTCAAGGCGCGATCCTGTGGGATGGGCCGTTCGATTACCGCGCAAATCTTGATCCAAGAGTCACACGCTACAATGATTATTTAGTTCTAACTGTTATCCCAGCCATTACCAACCAAGGTGTAATGAGGATTAACGTTGACGGCCTTGGTCTCGTCTATGTTCGACGTAACGATTACCAAATGGTCGAGAGCGGCGATTTCCGTGCTGGCATTCCGCATCGGATTTGTTACTGGAACGGAAACTTCTTCCACCTCGGTTTGCTCCCCTCACAGGTGCCACTGATCGTCAAGGGCGGCGTCGATATCTGGATCCGCACCGACGGCAACGACACTACCGGCGATGGCTCGGCCAACGAAGCGTCGAAAGCGTTTCGCACTATTCAAGGGGCCTGGGGTCGTGTCGGTGCGCGTTACGCAGCGACGCCGCTGTTCGTGATGAATCTGAAGCTCGGCATCCCCGGCACCTATGCGGGCGCGATCATCGGTCCGTTCGGTGGCGGCGTCACGCTGTCATCGGTCGATCCTGCCGACCGGCTGAACTACAAGCTCAGCAGCATCGATTTCGGCAACAACTCGAAAGGCAACCTGTTCTTCCGTGGCTTGGCCCAATGTGTTGTGACCGGTATTACGTTCCAGCGCGATGTTGCGCAACCGTTCGAAGGCAGCATCACGCGGCTCGACAACAGCAATGTGATCTTCGACCGGTGTAATTGGGATTCGACTGTCGCCAACCAGTACAGCACGTTCATCCACTGCTTCGCTGGATCCATCGGCAGCACGACAGAAGGCTCGTACGAGTTCAACGGCCGTGGCCTGGCGCTCGGCAGCATTGTCGCTTGCTACGGCGGACAATGGAACGGCTCGATCCACATCAATGGTGCCGACTTCTGGTATGTCGACACGAACGCAAATGCGGCCTCGATGCTGTTGCGCGAACTCGCCGTCATGTCGTTCGGCAAGACGCGCAATCACAATATGAACACCACCGGCAAGATGTACGATGTCACCGGCAACAGCGTGCTCTCGGCGTGGGGGCAGACGATGCCGGGGTCAATCGTCGGATCGTCGGGTTCCGGCGGACAATACATCCCTTAAAGGTGTGCGGTGACGGCTCCCGAAGTTTACCCGACCGATAGGTCGACCTTAAATCCGGAGACCGGCGCGCCGATTCAGCGTGCTCTCTTCACCAATTATAACGACCAGATGGTGGTGCTGACCGACAGCCAGACCCTGGTCGGCCGGAGTGAATCAGAGCGCGGTCCGGCCGCCGCCATCAAAATCCAAGAACCGCTGTGGCTGGTAAACGGCGTGCTCGGCAGCGAAGGCGCCGGCGGCGAACAAGGTCCACCCGGCCCGCCAGGGCCGCAAGGACCGCTTGGCCCACCTGGTCCCGCCGGTCCGACCGGTGCGCCTTCGACGGTGCCAGGCCCGGTCGGTCCTGCCGGGCCGCAAGGCCCCAAGGGCGACACCGGCGCCGCTTCGACCGTACCGGGGCCGCAGGGCCCACAGGGTGCCACCGGTGCGACTGGCGCGACCGGCGCGCAGGGTCCACAGGGCGTCAAAGGCGATCAGGGCGTCCAAGGCACCCAGGGTCCGAAGGGCGATCAGGGTGTCGCCGGACCGCAGGGCGTCCAAGGTCCGGAAGGTCCGCAGGGCGAAGCCGGCACCGGCATCACCATGCGGGGATCGGTGCCGACCTCGGGCGACCTACCCTCAAACCCAATCGAGAATATTCAAGGCGACGCTTACATCGTCGAGGAAGACGATTCGCTGTGGATATGGGACGGCACAGCCTGGGTCTCCGGCGGCTCGATCCAGGGCCCTCCTGGTCCGCAGGGACCGCAAGGCACGGTCGGTCCGCAGGGACCAGAGGGACCGGAGGGCGATCAGGGCATTCAGGGCGTCCAGGGTCCGGAGGGCGAACAAGGGATCGAAGGTCCGATTGGCCCGGTTGGTCCGCAGGGCCCACAGGGCATCAAGGGCGACAGCGGCGCCGTCGGTCCGCAGGGCCCGCAGGGCAACGACAGCACCGTCCCTGGGCCGGCCGGTCCGACCGGCGCCACCGGCGCGCAGGGTCCGATTGGGCCAGAAGGACCGAAGGGCGACACCGGCGCCACCGGCTCGACGGGACAGCAGGGACAGCCGGGCCCGCAGGGTATTCAGGGACCAAAAGGCGATAAAGGCGACCCTGGCGCTACCGGTGCCACCGGCCCGGCTGGTGCTGGATCGCCCGGCACCGCCATGCCGCTGATGGACGGCACGCCGGGTGCGGTCGGCACCTCGGACTCGTTCTCGCGTGAGGATCATCGCCACCCCTCCGACACAACAAAGGCCGATAAGACCTACGTTGACGCCGGCGATGCCGCCAACGCGGCCGCGATTGTCACCGGCGATAATCTGCGCGTCGCAAAAACCGGCGATGTCATGTCGGGGCACCTGGGCCTGCCGGTCGGACCTGCGGCGAACCAGGCGGTGCGCAAGGACTACGTTGACGCGGGCGATACGGGCAAGGCGACCACCATCTACGTCGATACGCAGGATGCGCTGCGCGTGCTCAAGGCTGGCGACACGATGACCGGAAGCCTAAACGGCGTACACGTCAATTTGTTGCGGTCGGATGGCTCCTATCAACAGTACTGGGAGAGCACCTACCCCGGGATGCCGCGCAAGTGGGGGCTCGCTGTTAGAGGTGACAATGCCGGGCTGACGTTTGTTGACGCGAATACCAGCCGTTTCGTGATGACGCTCAACACTACCGGGACAATCGATGCGCCGATTGCGCCTACGGCTGGTCAGCACATAACCAACAAGACCTACGTCGATGCGGGCGACAGCGCCGCCAACGCCAATGCAAACAATCGTGTGGCGAAGACCGGCGATATTATGTCTGGTGATCTCACGGTATATCGAGCAGCGGCACCGACGACGGGTGTACTATATTTTGGAAGCGCCTCTGCTAAATATCTCTACTGGGATGGATCGGCTTTTACTTTGACCGGTCCGCTTTCTCTTGGTGGTACACTCAGTAGTGGTGCGATTAGTAGCAGCGGTACGATTGCAGGTTCTTATCTCACCACATCCTACGGCGGCGCTGCCGCATGGGGTGGACCCGCGACGACCGGTATTTATTACGATGGGTGGGCGTATCAGATTAGAGCAGGAGGAGCGGGCAATGTCGGTATTCTGACTGCTGGTGGTGGTGCTTGGCTTGCTATGTTTGATACTACAATCAATTTATATAAGCCAACAATTATCACCGGTACACTAACTAATAATGGTACCATCGCCTGTACCGGTGCTTACATGCGGATCCAGTGGGGTGGAGACGCCGCAGGATTCTCAATCTACAACACCGGCTACGGTGCTCATGGTTGGTATAATTTTTCCAATCAAATCTTCTTCGATCAATCCAATGCTGATGGGTCGTCGACATATACACATTGGCTTAATATCACTTATAATAGTATGCAGCTCTTCGGTGCGGGCGGCGCATGGAAACCCGGCGGCGGATCGTGGGCCGATAGCTCGGATGCACGAATCAAAAACGTTCTCGGTAACTACGAGAATGGTCTAGCCTCGATCAACGCACTGCGGCCGGTGCGCTACGTCTACAAGGGCAACGACATTCCAGAAGGTACGCCTAAGTATCCTGAAGAACGTGTAGATTTGAGAGAGAATGAGACTGCGCCGTTCAGACGCAGTCCACACCACACTGTGGCTCAAGAAGCAAAAGAGTTCATCGGTCTGATCGCGCAGGAAGCCGAACCGCATTTCCCCGAGATCATCGGCAAGCGCGCCGGGACCATCGACGGTGTTGCGGTCGACGATATCCGCAGCATTGATCCGGGTCCATTGATGTTTGCCCTGATCAACGCAGTCAAAGAGTTGTCCGCCGAAGTCGAGACGCTGAAACAGCAGATTGCTGCGCGATGAACAACCTGGCTGTTGCTGCCGGGGTGCTGGTCATCGTCGGGCTGCACATCGCGACAGCAGCGACGCCGATACCGACACTGACGCCACAAGCAACCTGCATGGATGCCGACACGCGCGAGCGCACCCGCACCATCATGTTCGCCGGCATCGAGGAAGGCCTCAAGCGTCACACCGTCAGCGTCTACGACACCTGGCTGAAGGATCCGTCCGATCAGCCGGCCCGCGCCTCGCGTGGCCTGCACATTGGCATCAGCGCCTACGCGCGCTCGCGTCAATCGATTCTGAACTGGTCACCACCGCCATGCTGACATGAGCAGCGCACCGATCACGCCGGAGTTCCAGCGCAAGGCGCCTGGGATCATGCAGCTGATGATCGACCTGCTGATGATGGACGACGAGGAGTCCGCCTCCGCGCTGGGCAGCTTCGGCGTCGAGACTGGCGGCTTTCTCTACCGCGAGGAGGTCGGCGGCAGCGGCGGCTACGGCTGGGCGATGTGGACCGGCTCGCGGCGTGACGATCTAGAGAAGTGGTGCGCCGCCAACAACTACAATCTCTATTCCGAAGACGAACTTGAGTATGACGAGGCCTGCCTGGCCTTTTTCACCCACGAGGTGACCGAGACCTGGGAGCAGCGGGTGCTGATCGGCGGCGGCACCATTGACGGCATCTACTATCCGGCGCTGTGTGATTGTCCCACGCTCGATCAGAAGGTGGAATCGTTCTGGCGCCTGTATGAGCGCCCTGGCGTGCCACACGAAGACTGGCGCCGTGAGATGGCGCACGAGGCGCTGCGGCTCTATCGCGGCCACCCGGAGGAGAAGACCCTCATGGCCTACGAACGGATCGTCATCTCATCCGGCCACGGCAAGTTCGTGCGCGGTGCCCACGGCATCATCGACGAGGTTGACCAGGCGCGCCGTGTGGTCGACGCCCTGGCCGAGCAGCTCAGCTTGCGTGGCACCCACGTCAACGTTTTCCATGACGATGTCTCGAGCTCACAATCGGAGAACCTGAATCGGATCGTCGATCACCACAACGACCAGCAGCGCGACCTGGACATCTCGGTGCACTTCAACGCCTTCGAGCAGGTGGAGAAGCCAATGGGCGTCGAGGTGCTCTACGTCAGCCAGGCCGCGCTCGCCGGCCAGCTCTCCGAAGCGATTGCCAAGGCCGGCGGCTTCATCAATCGCGGCGGCAAGAAGCGTACCGACCTGATGTTTCTCAATCAGACCGACAAGCCGAGCGTGATGCTGGAAACCTGCTTCGTCGATAGCGAAGCCGACTGCGATCTCTACGACGACAATTTCGATGATATCATCGACGCCATCGCCACCGCTCTCGCCGGTCCGCTCGACATCGAAGCGCCGATCCTGCCGCCGGAGATCGTGCTACCGCCGCCGGCCCGGATCGACATCGAGGTGTCCGGCGATGTGATCGTTTTTGTCAACGGCCAACAGATCGGAGGACCGACATGATCGTCGTTCGTTGTTCAGCACCGTGCGCCAAGAACGTCGCCACCCCGCTGCCTGCACCACCACCGATTTGGGTGGCGCCAGCGCCATAAGCTTGCGAAGTCAGTGACCGCGCAGTAACGCGCACAACAGGAGGACTGAGACGATGGCAAAACTTGCTTTATGTTTGGTGATTCAAGAAGTTGGCGGCGGCCCGATTGATCCCGGCTTCGGCAACATCGGCGGCATCGGCGGATTGCCGCATCCCGGTCAGGGTCTTCCTGGCTTTGGTCACCCCGATCAGGGTCTTCCCGGCTTTGGACACCCCTCGCAGGGCCTGCCGGGTCAAGGCGGACATCCCTCACAGGGCCTCCCCGGCGGCGGCGGCCTGCCCTCGCATCCGATCCACATGCCGCCGGCTGGCACCAAGCCGCCTGCGCCTGGCTCATCGCCTGGTGCAGGTCTCTGGGTGGTCGCGTACATCCCCGGCAAAGGCTTCGAATGGGTCTCGATCACGCCGGCGGTGCCGGAGAAGCCGCAGCCTCCCGGGCAGCCGAACGTGCCGACCATTCCGGTCAATCCCGATCAGCCCAATCAGGGCCTACCCGGTGGTGGCATGCCGCCGCACGCATCGGGTCAGCCGGTGCCTCCGACAGCCGGACAGCCACTGCCGCCAACGGCACAGCCCAAGGCGTAGCGCACCACGACGCATGCTGGTGGGGGACTTCTCCCCCACCAGTCAGCTCAAGGAGAAACGGTCATGGGCGCCAACATCTGGTTTTGGCTGATCTTTGTGCTGGTCGGCCTCTTCGGAATCTTCGCGCAAAATCCGTGGCGACCGGCCGGGCCAAACTACCCGTGGGCACCGTTCGGCTCGTGGCTGGTTTTGTTCATCCTGGTTGGCATCCTCGGCATCTCGGTGTACGGCTCCCCTATACGATGACCGGGCTGTAGAGAGCGAGGTGCCGCCTCTGCCGCTCTACCCACCAGCACCGCCGCCGATCTGTAAAGGTTGTTGAACTTGTCGGACGGGGTGCGTTAGCCCCCAGCCAACCCTCTCCTTGTCCGATAGGCAGAACGCCCGGAGGCCCTCCTCCGGGCGTTTTTGCGTCAGAGGAGCCACAACGCCACCATCGTGACGAATGCGTACGCCAGCGCCCCTTTGGCAGCGCCCAGGAGGCCTTCCATCCACCAGTAATACCCGACGCAGATTGCGCCGAAGAGGGCGATCAGGACGTCGATGCGGCGCGGGTTCAAGGAGCGCCCGGGGCGCGGCGGGAGCAGCGGGTTATTGGCCCAATCTTCGAAGCGATCATACAGCCGGCGCATGCCGGGCCAGCCAATCGAGAATCTCTTCACGGCTTTTGCTGCCGATGTTGGGAACGCGCGTGAGATCGATCTTGGCCACCGCCTCTGGAGTCGTTCCCTCGCCCCACATCAGCAGCGCATTGCGGCTACGTGGGCTTAGCTCCCAGCTGGGATCGCCGCTTTCAATCCCGTGGACAAGCTCACGACCCTCTGTGGCCAGCTTCCAGGCGTGTTGCCTGGAGATACCGCGCCGTTCGGCAATTTGATTAAGGTTGCACCCAGAGCGGTACAGCTTGAAGACGGCCAAAGCTGCGGCCCGAGCCTTGAACCTGAGAGGGTCCACGGCCGGGCCGCTGTGCTTGTCGCTTAGGCTGCCGCCTGACGCCGACGCCGCCATCCGAGGAAGGCGAGCGCACCGACGATCAAACCGGGAAGGCCTGCGCCGACAATCGGACCGGGAACGGGGGCGGCGGCGACGGAGATGTTGCCGCTGTAGCCGCTGGTGCCACTGCCGGTACCCTGGAACTCGGCGTAGAAGATGCCGGGACCGTTCAGGAAGCCAGAACCGCCGACGATCTGGCAGTTCGGCGTGATGATGCAGGCCGACGCGGCCTGCGGACCGAACAGCAAGTTGTCATCCGCGTTGTTGACGATCTGATCGAGACCCGCATCCCAGATCGCGGCATTCCAGCCGGTGATTTGATCTTGAGGAGATGCGTAGGTGTTGGTCGCGTTGGCGATGGTGAATGTGGACGCTTGGGTGATCGTGAAGGTGACCTGATCCTCAAAGGGGCCAGCGCCGGGAGCAAGAGAGAAATTGCCCTGTTGGCTGGTTGGATCGGGAGTCAGGATGTTGAACATGGCCGCCTGCGATGCCACCGTCATGGCGAACAACGCAGCGGTCGCGAGCAGAAGCTTTTTCATGTGAGCCTTCCCTGTAAAGATCTTGAGCTAGGGCAACACTAGAACCCCGTGGCGGTTTCCGCCACGGGGTTTTTAGTTAAGCCACCGCTGCCTTGCGACGGCGGCGCGCCAGACCCATCAGGGTCAGGCAACCGACGATCAGGCCAGGCAGGCCGGCACCCACGATGGGACCGGGAACCGCCTGCGGGGTCGGGGTGCAGCCGGGGCAGACGCCGCCAACATCGAAGCCGACTCCAGAGCCGCCGTTGAGGTAGGGCACTGTTGAGTCGATGTTCTGGAAGCGGAAGTAAGCGTCGTCGAGCGAGATGCTCGTTAGAGCCGAGCCAAAGATCAGGTTGAATTCACCGCTCGTAGACTGGCCGGGCGTCAGAGTATTGCCGTTCGCGTTGCAGCTGTTCTGGCCCGCCGAGAAGCACATTTCGATGACGTTGGCGCCAGCGACGTTCGGGAACTGCGGATTGAGCAGCGCCAGATCGTATAGTCCGGTGCTATTGGCACCGGCCACGTTCGGGGTCGTGTTCAATCCGAACGAGGTGATCGACGACATCGTCGTGTTGCCGCTTGAGGTATTGGTGACGGTGTAATCGAAATTCCACGTCTGGGTGCCATTGGCGTTGAGCGTAGCGCCATCGTACTGGAGATACAGCGTTCCAGTCAGGCCCGAGATCGGGACAGCAACACCACCAACGTCGGCATAGCCCTGGATCTGGGTGGTACCACTAAGGCCGACGTCACCGACATTGACCGTAACGGCGTAGGCAGGAGCGGACAGGGCGCCGAGAATGGCGGCCGCCGCAAGAAAGCGTCGCATCGTTTAGTCCTCCATGGAGTGGGATAAGCATTCACGCTTGTTGCAACCCTGAAAGCCTAGTCCAGTTTCTTAAATAATGATACCACTATTTTGTGAACAGGCAACGGCAATTCCTGAACGATGTCAGGGAACCGGCTCGTGCGAGATGAATTCCCAATTGCGATGGAAGCTCTCAGCGTCGTACCAATCCGGGGCACCGTCGAGGTTCTGCACTAGCCAGTCGCCCAGGTTAATCCGTTGCTTACCGGACAAACGCACCAGATACAGATCGCCGACCGCGTCGTTGTCGGTGTAGCTGCGCACCCAGCCCGGCGGCGTCGCCAGCACATCGGTATACTGCCACGCGCTCCTGATGTCGGATCGCCGGCGCACGCGCATTAGAACGCCACGTATTCGGCGGCAGGATCGCCGTCCGGGCGGCGCCGTCCGGTGCCGGGCTGGCGGATCCAGCCGTCCGGCGGATCGCCCATGCCGTCCCATGTGGCAATGGCGACAACGGCCTGTGCGAGTGTTGGGTAGCACCAACGATTGTCGTAGCCACTGGTGTCACCAGTTCGACCGGTGACAATCGCATAGGTGAACATCAGCGGCAGGATCGCCATCCAGCGCCCGTTCGGTAATGGGGTTGGCACCAAGTAACCGTTATCCATGAGGAACTGGAGGTAGCCGGCCTCTGCGAGTCGCTTGTCCTCGATCATATCCACACTTCCAGGATCGCCGGATTGTCACTGTCATGGCGGCCGATGTTGCGCAGTCCCGGCGGCAACCCGGCGCGAATCTCTTCGAGCGTGTCGGCCACCCAAGCTTTGGTATCATATTTGACGCTGCCGTCAGCCATCGCATAGTGGCGGCGCACGACGTAACCTTTAGGATAATCTTTCGGGCGCTGGTAGATCGTCCACAGGATGATGAATCGGTTATCGGTCATGCGTCCTCTTCAGGTGGACCGTCCAGTTGTTGGTGTCCGCATCAAATTCGATGGAGTGCAGAATCAGCCGCTCCTGGTCGTCCATCCTGAAGTGAACAACCGTTTCATCCGGCTCGCTGTGCTGCACGCGCATGAAATAGGTTAAGAATCGTTTGAGCTTCATCGTTGCTGGTCTCTCCATTCTTGCCACGACGGATCGGTCATCTTGTGCGTCACCCATTCTTCAACGTCGGGCTTGCGCACCAGCGCCTTGCGCCGTCTCGGCCAGCAATAGGGACAGAACTGCGAGCGATAGCGATCCGAATAGAGCAGGTGCTCGACGCAGAAATGAAGCCCACAGCCGCGATCCTCGCCGTCGGTGTTGATCATGCCGCAGACGTAAGCGAGACCACGGTCAATCCGTTTGTCGCAGCCGGGCAGGTCGCACAGCGCCGGCACGCCGTAGCCGATATCCCGGCCGTCCTTGCCGATGCCGACTGCCCAGCTCATTCGGGCGGCTCCCCAACCTCGACCATGATCGGCGGGTGGCCGGTGCCGAGGATTCGAACATGCACCGGTGCTCCGGCGTTCAGTGCAGCCAGCTCGCGTGGTGACGGAAACCAGGCGGTCACCATCGCCGGTGTATTCTCGCCGTTGACCGCATCGTTGATCAACTCGTCACGCACCGGCAGGCCGAGATAGCCCTGGGATTTTCCCAGCAAGCGCGTCGCACCCTTAATTCGGCCGATCTGCATTCTGCGCTTTCATCATCAGCCATGCCATGCGTAGCTTGCTCGTCGTGGGATTCGCCACGATGCCGACGTACTCGTCACCGGTCGGCTTGCGCAGCCGTCCGCGTCGCGTGAAAATATTCCATTCGCCGCATTGAATGCACAGCGTGATATCACCCGGCGCCGGTGCCTGCTGGCCGTCCACGGCGCTTGCCGCCTCGACCGCATGCTGGCAGAAGGCGCAGCGCGCCGGGTAATCGAAGGTCTTCATTGTGCTTGGCTGGCCCAGTAGTGCAGCAGCGCGGCGAACTCCTCCTTCGACTCCAGCCGCTTGCGCCGCTGCGCCAACTCGGACATCTCGGTGCCGATCTCCATCAGCTCGGTGTAGGTGCAGGAAAAGATGGCGTTGGCCAGGTTCTCTTTCGGCGTCGGCCGCAGGCCAGCGTTCATGGTCTCGTCGGTCTTGCGCGCAATCTCTTTGGCCATCGTGTCGCTCCTGTTGGTGTGAAACCATTTCGTTGGTCGGGCATTTGGCAGTTGGGCCGCTCGCAGGTACCCTCTTCCCCCCGTTCGCCCCACCCCTTGCTTGCGAGCGGTCCCTACGACTTGACGACCGCCGCGTTGTACTCCTCGACCGCTTTGGTAAGATCGGCCGCCATCTCTTTGATTACGGCATCCAGGCGCTCACTCTCGGTCTTCGTCTTGGCCAGCTCCGCCTCAGCCGTTTCGTAGGCGCTTTTGTAATCCATATTCGCCACCTCTCAGTTCTTTCGGCCGGTTAACGCTTTCAGCCGCTCGTTTTCAGCACGGAGTCGCTCGACTTCTTCTTGATGCGCTATCGCGGCGTTGAATGCCGTCTGCCATCCCTTTTGAAGCCGCTCGATCTCGTCTGCGGCCTCGCGGTCCATCTCGCGGTCAAACTCGTAACTATTGTTGCGCTCTTGTTCGTCAGCGCGCGCACGCAGTCGTTTCGCGATGTCCATCGGCTCGTACTTCATATCGGGTCAGCGTCGCTTCTTTTTCTTCGGCGCATGTTGCGATCCACGCTTGTAGACATCCCAGTATTTGTTATCAGCCAGCGCGCACGCACGACAACGACGGCGGTTGTTGCGCGTGCGCTCGATGTAGGTGTTTTCCCGCGTGAACTTGTGGCCGTGTATACAGTGGGTTTGAGTACGGTGGCCCATCAGACCAACGGATCGGCTGCGGCTTTCTTCTTCTCCTCGTCGGTGAAGGCCATCGGCGCTCCGACCGAAGCATAAGCCGCGCGCATATTCGCAGCTTGATGCATCGTGCCGGCGAGGTTGGCCTTGGCCACCTGCACCGTGGCGTGCGCAGCGTTGCCATAACTGGCGGCCTGCTGGGCGTTGTCGAAGTTGGCGCCGAGGAAGATCACCTGCCAATTCTTGGCGCGGCAGCGGTCGAGTGCTGCTTTGGCCTGATCGACGGTCATTTCACGGCTGTGATTTTCCAGCCCGTCGGTCATGATGATGATCGCGACCTTGTCGTAGTTGCCGGCCTCGGCCAGCGATACGATGCGCCCGGTGGCGTCATTCAACGGCGTCATGCCGCGCGGCGTGGCGTCTTTGTCGGTCACCGTGTGCCAGGTCTTCGGAATGATCCGGTCGCGGATCACATCGAACTTGAAGCCATCGTGATAATCGAACGTCGCCAAGGTCACGCCGGTATCGACATTGTCGTCGGCCAGTTTCTTGACGTAGGCGTTGATCGACGAGAGCGACTCGTCCCACTTGTCTTGCATCGAGCCGGAGCGGTCGAGCAGAATGAAATCGTGTTGCATGGTACGTCTCCTGTTGGATTTTAAGAATGCCCCGGCTGTTCGATCTCTGGCGCCTGGCCGGTTTCCCAAGTGTCCGGCTCCTGGCCGGTCACCTCGACGATGGCTTGCGCCATCACCCGCTTCATCAGATCCATGAAGTCTTGTTTCAGCACGGGATCGCGATTGACCGCGCCGATGACCACCGAGCCGATCAGCTTGGCATTGTCCATGGTATCACGCTGCGCCATGTAGGCGTTCCAGAAGTGACCCTCGTGGCGCAGCGCCAGCCGAATCGCCATCTTCTTGGTTTTCATTCTGGTCGCCTCCTCAGCCGCGCCAGCTCGGCAGCGTCGTAGCTACGCAGTTCGCGACAGGTGGCCAGCTGCTCGCGCAGGTTTTTGATTGTGTTAGCAGCCTTGATCAGGCCGCCGGAGATATCGTCGGCGGCGGATTTATCGACCGCGATGTAGATGGACGTTGCGGCCTTGCGCAGCCAATCCAGCACAACATCGGTCTCCGCTGTATTCATACCCAGATCTCCAGAAGGTTCGGTTCGTCACGCTGGTTACGGCCGATGTTGCGCAGTCCCGATGGCAGCATGTCGCGCAGCAGGTCAGGGTCTGGCGCGTGCCACGCCTCCGACTCGTTGCGGGTCAGCCCGGTGGTCAGCGCGCTGTTGATGTGCAGCAGATAGCCGTTTGGACTCCGGCTGATCATCCAGAACGTCATCGCGACGTCGTCGGCGGGAACGTATTCGTCAGGCGTCATGTCGCGTCGCCTTATCATAGAGCACGTCCTTACAAATTTGCATCAGCTCCAGCGTGACCTCACGCGTCATGACGATCTCGCACATCACGCGGCCGTCTTTGTCGTAGCCGGTAATGTGCAGGCCACAGATCGGGTCTTCACAAAAGGCGGTACCGAAATGATGCGCGCGTTTAGTAGCCACGGTGCTGCCTCAGCCGGTGCTGGACAAAGTTGTGGCCGTTCCAGAACGCCAGCGCCGTCATCACCGCACTCCAGAACGGGCGGCCGATCAGCCAGTTGTCGATGGCTGAATAGAGACAGACCGCACCGGCGAGGGCGGCCGTCGCCTGCGCGATATAATTGAGCCAGATCGCTTGACGCAGCTGCTGTGGCGTTTGCATCTAGGGTTCACCGTGATTTTTCTTGTCGAGCCAAGGCTCGGCTTCGCGCAGTGCGCTGTTCCAAGTCCAGCGCGCATAGATCCCGAACGCCAGGACGCCGGTGAGCAGAACAGCGATAGCGATACACAGGGTCATGGTTTTTGCATCTCCTGAATCGCCCACTCGATATCGCCGAGCGTAATCTCCTCGCGCGCATTGCCCTTGGCACGCGACTCGATCAGCCGCAGTGCGCGCAGCACCTGCTCCGGCCCCGGCGGATAGGTCGGCAGATGATCCATGTGATAGTACAGCCCCTTGTACCTATAATTCTGATTATCGGTGATCGGTTCGCCGCAGGCCGCGCAGGTGATCAGTGCTGGTCTGCTCATGTCTCATCTTCTTTTTGGCCGGTTAGCGGCGCTTTCAGCGATTGGTAGAGAGTTTCAGCGGCGGCGATGGCGGCAGACTGTGCATCGTTGAGTGCTCGGTATTCCGCATCCATCGGCATGGTCCAGTTGCCGCGCTCACGTTCGGCTCTCACAAGGACAAGGCGCGCGTTATATGCGGCGGATGCCTTGTGGTAGGCATCGTGCTTCCCGAACCACTCGCGCACAGCTTCGTCCATCGGATCGGCCTTCATGTCGGGTCAGCGTCGCTTCTTTTTCTTCGGTGCATGCTGCGGGCCGCGCTTGTAGACATCCCAGAGCTTGTTCTCTTCCAGCGTGCAGGCTCGGCAGCGGCGGTAGGTGCCGCGCTTGCGCCGGGAGAAGTACGTGTTCTCCGGCGTGAATTCGTGTCCGCTGAAGCAGTGGGTTTGCGTGCGGTGACCCATCACCGACTCCGTCCCGGTGGCGGCGGCCGCTTGGTGATCTGCGAGGGACCGAGATTGCGTCCATGCCCTCTGCGCGGTGAGCGCGTCAGCCGCCAGATCGCGTAGCCGACCAACGCCACGATCAGCACGTCGAGGGAAATGGTCACGTCCGCCTCGAAATATCGAAGACGTGCCAAACAAAGTTTCCTGAGATCACCGTTCCGATGAACTTACCGCTCGCCGTGAACGAACTCATCTCATGGCCAGTGCCGACAATTGCGATTTGACGGTTCTCTTTGTGGGGGGTCTGGGTGTCGACCATGGCCCACAACTGAATGCGACCGTGCTGGAGTGCAGTACTCAGGATGATCGAGCCGAGCGGCATCTCGATCTCGCGTGTGTCAGCCACTTCCAATGTGAATTTCCAGATCGCCTGTGACATTATCTTGGTCCCGGTAAGAGTGGTCCGACTTCGTGGTTCTCGTAGGCGGCAGCGATGCGCGGGATCGCGTGCTCGCCCACGGTGCGGCCGTCCGGCATGATCACGTGCGCCATGAACGCCTCCTCGAAGGTCTCGATCTCGCTCTCGACGCTCTCCAGCTTGGCCTTGATGCAGAGCAGCAGCGCGCGCCACTTGGAGCGGCGCAGCTTGGCTTCCTTGGCATCCTCACCGGGCGGCAACGGCAGATCGAAGCGAATACGCCGGTGGCTGGCTTCGAACATCACCGAGGCACGCCGTGGTTCGGCGTAATAGGCAAAGCTGCTCGCGCCGTAACGCTTGAGCGTGCGCTCGATCTCGGTTCTGGTCTGCTCAACCGGCACGGTGGTGTGGCGGGCATACATTACTGACTCTCTGCCGGGTTGAGCCGCCACTCGTCGATGTAGGCACTCTTTAGGTCGCCGCTGTGCACCCAGGCAACTTCGACCGAACAGGATGTGGTCTTCCACAAGATCGCAGTGACCACGGCGACCAGGGAGTGATCGTCATCGACGATGACGCGGTCGCCGAACTTGAAACGGCTGTCGAGCCGCAGGCCGGCGTGTTGAACCGGACTGAGATTAGCCATCGTTTTCTCCACCACATCGCGCAGATCGACGCCGCTGCGCCGGGATTTGAAGGTTGGCATCACGCTCCCCGGTTCGGACACGGACGCGATGTGATGTAGGAGCCGTCCGGCTTTGGGCCGATGGCTTCGAGCCAGCCCTCGTCATCGCAGCTCTTGCGCTTGGGCTTGCCGCAGATGGCGCAACGTGCGCGCATCTCGGCTTCGTCCATCGCCAGCATCATCTTGTTCAGATCGACGACCATCACGTGCAGCTGGTCTTGGTGACGCTGCCCGACCGGTACGAGCGGCAGGTGGTCGAGGTCTTGGTGCCGCTGTCCGAGCACGAGGTGATGGTGACACTGCCCGACTTGCGGGTGGTGCATGAGGTGCCGGCCTGGGCGCTTGCGATGACGACCATCACAAGCATAGCGGCGCTGACGAATCGCATGGTATGCTTCCTTGGTTGATGACTACTGTCTTCAGTCTGCCTGCTATCGACTGGCCGGGCCTCTCCCAGAGGCCCGGCTTTTTCGTTCAGTCTTCCTCGTCTTCGATCTCGGAAATCTCTTCTCGATCGGCGGCGTGGCGCAGCAGTGCCACAACACCAGCGAGGACTGCCGCCAACTGAGTTTCCTCGTTGCCGGTCTTGAGTTGTTCAGCGGCCTGATCGGCCGCGATCTTCAGCGCGTGTGCGTGCATCACCTTCCTCCTGTTGTGGCTTAGCAAAATGGTAGCTACCGTAACGGTTCAGGGTCTTGAGCAACTTGCGGCGTATCCTGCGCCGCTCCCAGCGACGCAGCAGCAATTCCATCGCGACCGCGAGCCACGTGATCAGGATCACAATAGCCCAGGCACGGTCGCTCATATTAATCCATTCGAGCCACTTCAAACGAACGATCCGGCTGCACAACAACGAATATGTCGCTCTGGTACAGCAGAATTGTTTCGTCGCGCAGTGTCGTCATCGCTAGCGGCTTGAGCGGTGGGTCACCCGGATATTTTAACGTGTTATTGTCAGACAATTGAAATTTGTCTTGCCCGAATGCCCTCCAACCTCCGTGGATGTAACGCTCGTTGAACTGTTCGGCGGCTTTGCGCTCATCCTCGACGACGAGGAAGTACGGAAGATACGGACCGATGTGTTCCGCTGTCATAGCCGGATGCAGCAGCCGCCAAGTCGGATGACTCATTTTTCGCCCCTGTTGCGCGCAAAGCTGACCGTGTGCAGTACCTGCACCACCTTGAAGGTGGCGCGCGGATTCTCGTGCGCGGCTTTGGTAGCGATGCGCAGCGCATCGTCTTCGTCATAATGACCGGGGCTGTAAACCACCCGGCCGTTGCGTAGAATGTAGAACGACTTCATTTGCCGCTCCCATTCATCTTCACCCACTGGCGCTTGTAACCAATGGCGCGCCCGGCGGCTTCCATGCTGGCGCTCTGCGGTCGCCGCGTCTTACCGAAGAACCAGCCGCGCATCGCCGGCGTCGTCGGACCACCTTCCTCGGCGATCTGCTTGAGATCCTTGGACGTGACGCGGTGACCGAAGTGGTCCTCGACCACCGTTCGGAATTCGTCTATCGCAGGATCCTTGGTGCGGAAGACGTAACTGCCGTACGTCTTCATGATTTCACCACGGCGTAGCTGACCTTGACGCCCTTGCCCTTGCCGCCGTTGCTCTTCTTCAGCACACCTTTGGTGACCAGCTGCTTGGCGTAGTAGTGCGCCGTCGTCTCCGGCCGGCCGAGATGCCGGCAGAAATCACGCAGCGTCTCGTGGCTGAACGTGGTCAGGTGCAGCTTTTTGGCGTAGTCGAGGAACAGGTCTTCGATCTTGCCATCGTTCTTAGCCACGACCTTGCCGTTCTTCAGCGCGCCGTTGATCACCGGCAGCACCTCGGGCGAACCGATGGCAATGCCGGTGAGGCCGCGCAGTGCGTCGGCCAGCTTGCGATCATCGCATTGGAAGACGATGCGAAACATCAGCGCCTCCCATCGGTGTTGGAAGGTACGCTGGCTTGGATTTTGTTTAGTTCGTCTTCCCAATTGCGCTTGGCAATCGGCTCGACTGTACCGTTGAGCTTGCGCGCTGCATCGCCGGCAGCGTTGAACATCTTCACCGTCTGCTGGCAGAACGCCACATAGGCGGACACCGAGTCGGTGATGCCGAGCACCTGCTTGCCGATGGCGGCAATGAACGCTTCGCCGTCGGCATGCAATTTTGCATGCATCTCGTCGGCGGTCTTCAACATGTTGCGCACGTCGTCGACGGTCTTGTCACCTGCGGCGCGCAGCGCGTCAGTAGTGAGCGCACTTAAGCGCGTGTGGTCTGCCTCAGTCATTGTTGACTCCTTTTTATAGATACTCTTTCGCAATCCTATCGAGCACCGCACCGAGCACGGTGAGCGGTTCGCCATTCGGATTGCGACTCAAGGCGTGCCGCATCGTGTTCAGCGGCACGCCGTATTGCAGCGCCATCGACGTCAGCACGGCGCTGTCGTGGGTGATGCTGCTCATCTCGGAACCAACCTTGGCTCCGTCGATAAAGATCTCGCCGACCCGGTCATCGGCATAAAAGCCGACGGTGATGGCGAACTGCGTATTCTGACCGCCGAAGGTCATGTTGAACGTGACACTGCGCCGGCGCTCTGGCAGCAGATCGCGCAAAGCCACCCTCACTGGGTCAATTCCGATTCGAGTCCGAGAGAACGGGCACAAGCGTGGTAGCCATCGCCAGGGCGGCCACGCTTGGTCACGATACAGGCCGTAATCATGTCCTTGCCGCCGCTCATCTTGTGCCGGGTGTTCACGTCATCGAGCAGGTCGCCGACCAGCCACTGTGGATGCTGAACGATCTTCGCGAACTCCTCATAGGTCATCGTCAGTTTGTGGGTGTTCAGAAACGCGACGACGGCGCAGGCCGTATCGAGCTTGCTGATCGGTGCAAATGTTCTCATGTTGGCTCCTGTAAATTCCGTCGTTCGACCGGACGTCCCTCGCGTTCAGCACGTTCGATCCCCTGCCACATACCCGGACTGATGCCGAGATCTTGGTAGACCACGGTAGCCTCGGCATGCCGGCCCCACGCCAACCCCGCTGCGATGCCCATGGCACGCTCGACCACATCGTCATCCCGCAACACACCCGGCTGGGTGTAGAGCAGATGCGAGGCGAGAGGCGCCTCACCACGCTTGAGCGAATCGCGCAGCGCCGCACGGGCGTATTGTTTGTTGCGTTCGACGTCGCCGTTGTAGGGCGATTCCAGAATCACCAGACGCATCATCTCACTCGTAAAGCTGCGGTTTGATTTGTTGCTTGGCGCGGATCTTGTCGATGTTCTCCCAGGCACGGGCCAGTTCAGCGTCGCCGGCTTGCCACATGTCGAACCCGTGCACGCTGCTCAGCGCCGCAATCGTCACCATCACGCCGCCCAGCTCCTGTGCCGGTTGGCCCTGCGGTCGGTCGAACACGTAATCGACCAGCCGGTGTGCCGCCTCACGGGTACAGTCGAGTGACTGCACCAGTTCCAGCGACTCTTCGAGGAAGCGATGATTGCGTTCCTGCCGGTTGCGCACGATCTCATTCGAGAAGCACGCCATGATCCAGTCCATCACGAGATGCTGGTAGGTCTTCATGGCTTCTTCTCATCGACAATGAATTCATAAGCGCGCCAGTAGACGCGCGGCTGATGCACACCGGACTTCTCAGCGCGGCGCTTGTCGCAATAAGCCTCGGCCTTCTTCTCGGTCGAGAAGACCGAGTCGGGATAATCGTTGCCCATCACCACGTAGACCTTCATCACAGCAATCCGTTCTTGGCCAACGCCGTTTTAACCGCCGCGACTTTATTCAGCTCCGATTCAATGCTGGTTGTGCGCTTATCGACCTGTTGACGGATCGCGGCGGCTAGCACCTTGTTCATCTGCTTGACCTGAATCAGTCCGGTCTGCACGCCCTCTCGGATCACCTTACGGTCGAGCGACTCGGTTGAGTTGGCAAAGGCATGGCGTACGTCCCAAACCAGATCATTCTCCGAGTAATCACCCAAAACCGAAACCTCGACGACGACACGAACTGTTTTCCATTTGCGCGGCATCACACGATCCACTGGCGCCAGTTATCGCCGGTGATGGCGTCACTTAGATTCATCTTGGTGCGCAACGCGTCGATGATCTTGTCCTCGATCGTGCCGTAGCAGCGCAGATCGTAGTAGCCGACACTGCCGCCCTTGCCGACCGCTTGCGCACGCTCTTCACTTTGCATGCGGTGCTCCAACGAAAATGTGTTGGAGTAGTAGATGACGGTATCCGCCACATCCCAAGTACGGCCGCGACCGCCGGCGGCCGCCGTAGCAACCATGAACCGGCATTTCGGATTAGTCTTGAATGCACGCTCCTCAGCTTCGCGGCTTTTGGGATTGCCGCCCCAGAAGCGCGCGGTTGATCCTGTGCCGTAGACCTTCTCGATGGCGGTGGTGATGCGCCGGACGTTGGCATCATAGGCGGCCCAGATGATCGCTTTCCCTTCCGTGTTCTCGAGGATGCTCATCATCTCGTCGGTGCGGTTCTCGGGGATGTCGCTCTCGACGCCGTCATCACTCATCGTCACGCCGCACAGGATCTGGTGCAGCCGCAGCATCTGGGTCAACACGATCGTCGCTGTCACGCGCTCGGCGTTCTCCAGCTCGGCCACCGCATAGTCGAGCATGTCGGAGTAAGCGACCTCCTGTGCCTCGGTCATCTCGACGTCGCGGGTGATGAACATCTTCTCCGGCAAGTCGTAGCAATCCGCCAGCCGCACCCGGAACATGTGCGGGCGCATCTTCTCCTTGAGCTCGTCGAGGTTCTGGTAACCGACGATAACATCAACCATGCGGCCGCCGGGCCCAAACGGCTTGCGCTGGATGACAGCGTAGCGTCGCTTGAATTCATCGAAGCTGCGGAAACCGAACGGATGATCACCGAGAAAATTGAACTGGGCGTAGACATCAAGCGGTGACTGCGGTGACGGCAACCCGGAAAGAATGCGCCGCTTGGCTGCGTACTTGGCCGCTTGAATACAGAAGCGCGTACGCGAAGCAGTCGGGTTCTTAATGGTGGTGCTCTCATCGATCACCATCGTGGTCAGTCCCTGCTGCATGTACTCCAGGCACAGCTCACGCGCGGCTTTTACGGTCGAGAGCGCCTCGACATTGACCAGCAGAATGCGCGGTCCGTGGTAAGCCATGAACGCGCGCATCGCGCGCTGCTGCGCGGCGTTCGGTCCGGATTCCCACAAGGCAAAGCGCACGTCAGCCACCAGCTCGTCGGACAGGTGCTTCTTGGCGTCGGCTTCCCAGGTGCGATAGACGCCGGCCGGTGCGACCACCAGCATCTGATGGATCGTGCCGTCGAGCTCGTCCTGGCCGAACTCGTCGAGCACGGTCTTGGTCTTGCCGGTGCGCATTTCCATGAACAAGGCGAACGCCTTGCGATCATTAAGCGCAGCGATCGCCTGGTTCTGGTGTTTCCAGCGCGGCAGCTTGGGTTGGTATGCTGGTGTCTTGGCGAGCATCACAGCACCAGCTGTTCGAAACTAGCAGTCAGCGCCGTCAGCGGTTTGTTCGGCTGGCCGTCCGGGCGAATCGGATTGACGTCCGCTTGGCGCGCCCAGAAGGCCATCGCCTCACCGGGACTGGCAAAGCGCAGCGCCTTGCGTGGGTCATCGGTGTAGACGCCGTAGCCACGGCCCTTGTAGGCGTTGTGGTCGAACGACTTGAGCCACTGACCGGCATGCGGACAGGGTGCGCCGTTGGCAAACTCAACGGCGCGGATCACAGTGACGGTTTTCATTTGCCGTTCGCCTTCTTCTTGCTGCGCGGCTCGAGCCAGTATTCGACTTCCGGGTGGCCCGGATACTTGCCGTCCTTGGCCAGCCGGAATGTCTCGCGATTGGCGTCGATCTTCTCGATGAGATTGTTCATCACCACGGTGATGTTCTTGAGCGGGAACTTGACGTCCCACTTGCCCAGCGCCTTACGGCCATCGGCGATATCAGCACTGCTGACCCGCTTACCGTTCTTCGGCAGCATGTCGAACAGGTGATTCTCCATCATGGTGTAGCGGACGTTCTTGGGAAACTTGGTGAGCTCGTACGACATGATCATTTCCATTTCGTGGTATCAGTAAACTTGCTTGCTGGCAAGCCGGATCCGGCCGGCGTTGTGCAATGCTTCGGCCATCGCCTCGGGGGTTCTGGCATTGACTTCGTGCGGCGGAATAGTGCCCTTCTCCAGTTCCTCGACGAACCACGCCTCGATCACCGCATGCGATAGCAGCAGGGTCTCGGGCCAAACGATGCGGATGCTCATGTTGCTGCCTCCTGCTTGACCAGAGCGCGCAGCAACAGCGCGGTCAGCTCGTACTCGCGCGCGGTGCCGATCAGATCCTTCTCGCGTGCCTGGCGCGCCCACTCCTCACGCTCGGCCGCCATCTGCTCGGCCTCCTGCGCCGTGGGCAACGTGACCGGTTGATATTTATTAGCGACGACAACCATCATCCTCTCCTCGTATTGATCGGCTACCCAACGGGCGTAATCTTCTTCAACCCATTCGCCCATCACCCTCTCCTTGCGTAGCGACGCGCCGCCGGGTCAATCGATTTGGCGCCGCGCAGCTCGGCCTGAAGGATCTTGCGTGCGACATAATCCTTGGCGCGCACCGTCATGGCGCGCGGCACCGCGATGCCGTGCTGGCGCATCGTGGCGTGCGCCCACTGCTCGGCCTCCAGCTCGATCACGTGCTTGGGCTTGCGCTTGTACTCAGACAGGCTGCGCTCCACGATGGGATAGTGCAGCACCGCGTGTGCGCACTCATGCAGGAAGATGTAGAGTGCCTTGCGCGTTACCGGCTTGGGCGCATCGATGGTCTTGGTGCGATAGATGCAGCGACCGCTCAATGCTTTACGATACTTCACAGTCCAGCCGGCTGGCACATAGAAGGTGCCGATCGCCAGGAACTTCTCGGCTGCGGCGCGACGTGCAGCCTGTAGCTCAGCGCCAGTCAAACGGATCATGTTCGGGATCTTTCCTTGGCAGGTTTCAACTGTTCTCATAATAGCATAAACAACTAAGAAGTCAATAGCTGTTTTTCATGTGAAACGGTGTAGTCGTGCAGGACAAATCCAAGCGACGTGTCGCCACGGGTATGTTCTCGCACCCAGATGCGCTCGCCCGGATGCCAGCGGTTGATACGGAAGTGGCCGCGCACTTGGTGGCCGCGCCGCCGGGCGATCGCAATGGCGCGCTTCGCCACCAGCGCATAACGTTTGGCCGGCACGGTCAGGCTGATCACGGTGTGATCGCAGAACCGCTTGTAGCTGCCGCGCGAGAGATAGCCCTTGTCCGACTTGATCTCGGCCTGTGTGGTGGGCAGATCGTTCAAGGTGGCCAGCAGGCTCCACAGATAGCGCGCGTCGTGCGCCATCTCGCCGAGCGGATTGAAATATCGACCGGCCATTTTCCGGAACACCGCATCAGCTTTGCGCGACATGTACGGCGCTTGCAGAATGGAAAACGATTCCGTTTGATAGCTCAACACGCCGCTTAAGATGCCGGCTGGCGTTGCAATAGTTGATGGATCGCCACTTTCGAGATAGCACGGCTGATCCTGGTGATAAAACGAATCGCGCGGCCACGGCGGCACGCTGTCATCGCAAGTCCAGGCATAGGCGAACTGTCCAGCGTTCGGCAAAAACTGCCGGCTATTGGCGCCGTCCCAGCTGTGGCTGGTACAATGCAGCGCCATGAACGCAGTCTCGATCTTCGGGTGCTGCATCAGCAGCCAGCCGGTGCGATCCGGTACCGAATCCGGCTCGGCGACGATCTCCGGGTGGTAGGCTTCCTTGACCCGCCGCCGGTGCGCCTGCTTGTCAAATTCAATCCAGGTGATGGCGTGCGGCAGCCGCGCCAAACGGCGCATGCTTTCGATCAGGTGATGCCGCTTCGCGTCAGTCTTGCAGGCATTCAGTGTGGTGTAGGACAGGTCGGCCATAAAGGTCGACATGCTCTCGTCGAGCACGAACTTGCGCGCCTGGGCGATGTGGCTGGCCACCCAGTTGTTGGGATCGATCTCACGATAACTGCGCCGTGACCACTCGCGCATGATGTCGTCGGCAAGCGTGGGGGCGGGTTTCATGGCGCTGCAACGTTTTGCCGAACGTACCGTCTGGCCTGCTCTAGATAGTGAAAATAGCCAGCGCGAAGGTCGCCGATGATGACGTACCAGAAGCCTTTTTCGCCGGCGATGTAGACGTCTTCCCAATGTTTCATGTCCAGCCCCTTATTTCCTTGTTGTAGTTGAAGCCGATGCCGCCAGCGTCGACGATGCCGACCAGTTCGCCATCGACATATCCGACGTGACCACCCTGCTGGTTGCGGGTCAGGATGTGCGGGTAGATCTTGAACCTGCGGTCGCAGAAAAATTTGCCGCGTGCGGTGATGCGGAGGTAGCCATTGCGCGGATTGCCGTCTTCTTTTGTCCCGCCATGCAACTCGATCAAGCCCCAAAACCGAAGCTTCGAACACTCCGGGTGGAGACCCGAGTGCAGCAGATAGTGCGCGCCGTGCACCCAGTGCCCTGACGTGTCGTCGAGGTGGAATTGCAGATTGCTGTAGATCGCCGGGCGCTGGAAGTAGCGGTACAGCGCCGACAATTGCACCACGAACGAGTTGTTAAACGCGCGCTTCTTGACGGCATGCAAAGCTTCGCAATGCTCACAGCACCACTTGCTGTTCATTATTTCCTTGGCCTCATCAGGCGTGTACACGCGTACGCCGGGCAGGCCGGGTGCCAGAATACTAGACGGGCGGCGCGGCGGCTTCACGACTGAAACTCCGTGACCTTGATGGTGCTGCCGGGATTGCGCAGCATCATCTCGGCCCAGGCTTGCAGCATGGTGTCGACCAACGCGGTATGGCTTTCGCCTTCGAACAGCGGCACGCTGCGGGTGTCGAGGGTATAGCCCTCATGATCACACAGCTCGATCAATGCGAGTCGCATGTCAGTCCTCGTCCGTCACGGTGATGGTGTCGCCTGTGCTCATCGACATGCAGGACGCGATGATATCAATAGCGGCCTGGGCGATGGCCTCGGTGGTGGCGTCGTCGTAATCGAGCACGACCTTGGCGAGCTCGCCGCCAGGTCCGTTCAATCTGATCACTGTCTTCATGGCAGGTCTCCTTGTTGCGATGACCGTAATCTAGCACGTGATACCAGAAAGTCAAGCTCTTATTTGCATGCATAACTAGAAATGAGCTATTGACTTTGCTCTCGTGCTGTGCTAGATGAACGACATGCAAGCAGAGACTCGCATGCCGTATTACTTGACTAGACCACAGCACCAGCCTGGGCGACCGCCCAGCGCAGCCGTGGACCGCGCAGCGTCGTGACCTTGGTGCGACTGCCATCACGCCGGCCGGCCTGTGGCGAACGCCGGTCGGTCCGTGGCTTGAGCGGGCGCAGATGGATGATGCGATCGCCACTGGCTTCGAGCTCTTTCAGCAGCTTGCGCTGGCCACCTGGGGTATCGTTCATGCGACCGATGCCGTCGCTGTGCGCGTAGACGTAGCAGGTCAACGGCATACCATTACGGTCAACCTGCGCCACCACGAAGGCGCGCGTGTAGAACCAGTCGATAGTGCCCTCGACAACGTGCGGGAAGCAGTTCTCGTTGGCCTTGGCGCAAATCGCCATAGTGCAGGTCTGGGTGTTACCAGCGCCGCCGAGTGTGATGGACCGAGAGACGTGCTCAGCTTTAAGCGGGATGAAGACGTCGTGCTTGGCCTCAATGACTTTGACCCAGTGGGTGATGATCTTGCCGGTGTGTGCGATCTTGATCCGAAACGCGTGGCGGATCGCCCGGGTGCGTCGGCGCTTACTCATGAGGGCCTCTCCCTTAGCTGTTGCACCAAGGCGGCTGCCTTGGCGGCCGTGGCCTCGGCCAGCTCACGCATGTCCTGGTCGAGGTGTTCGGGGAGACTGCCGTCATAGACGTCGATCAACCGCCAGGCGGTGTCGATCCGGTTCATGAAGGCGATCTTGTCGCTGCTCCGGGCCTCGGCCACAGAGGCAAAAGGTGCGGAATTTCGCTTACGTTCCCGATACTTACGGAGCCGTTCGGCTCCCGTCATAGCCTTCTCGGAAATAGGCGGGCGACCGATGCTGACTTTCGTTTCGCCTTTCGTTACAGGCTCGGACTCGGACTCGGCCCAGCGGTGCTCGTTGACGTAGGGTTCCCCGCAGCCGCAGCGGCATATCGTGAGTGTGTCGCATTTGACACACTGCAAACGGCCACCACTGAAGGCCAGGTTCCCGAGCAACTGGTTGAGCTGTTCGGTGGGCAGCGGCACACGCTTCCGGGCGAAGGCGGCCCAGCTCATTTCGTCGGCCGGCATATCCCGAGGCTCGACCTTCTCGTAGTCCTCGCGCAGCTTGGCTAGACCCCAGCCCGCCGCCACGGAGCGCCCCGCCTGTGCGTAGTTGACGATATTCTGGATGGTGACGGGGATCGTCTCGGTGAACACGTCGTAGGTCGATTGGTAGGGTCCGGCCAGCGCCTCGGCCCGCACCGCGCGCGCTGACTTGAAAGGAATGCGCGGTCCGTCGTCATCGTCCGCCGACGGCGCGAATTTATAATCACGCTGCGCCTTGGTGATGATGGCCTCACCCTCGGCGACCGCTGCCTTAACCGCCTCAATTAATTTTGACGTGTCCGTCATGGCCGACCTCGATCAAGGTTTCGGCGGCACCAACGGATCCTTGAGCAGGGGTTTCTTCAGGCTGAAGGTCTTCTCGATCTTGTCATAGGTGTAGTACTGCGAGAACTTGACCACGACGCCACGGATCGATTTGAAATTCACCTTGTCGTCGCGCGCCAGCTCACAATCGGTCTTGCGCAACCCGGCTAGAATCTCTTCTTGGGTGAAGCGGCCGGTTGGATGATCGTGGAATTGCAGGACGTGGTCGATAAAAGGGCGCATCTTGTTGCGCTTAAATGTGCGCGGCGCTTTGGTTTTAATTTCGACTGGTGCTGGCTCGGACGCATGACCATTCCTCGTTATGGCCAGGATCTTGTGTAGCACGGCGAAGTCACTCGGCTGGCAGGGCAGCTGGTCGATCGCGTCCCAGACCAGCTCGCGCAGCTTCACGACGATCGGATCGGGCTCTGGAGAATTGGTAGGAGGTGTGCTAGCAATAAAATCGGCCATGGACTTCCACTCCCTGGTTGACGGGTCATGTGCTTGCCAGTTCATGATCCTAACGGCGGTTTGCTTGTAAAAGCAAGCCGCCGTTTTCTTATGGCAAGGCAGGTTGCTGATGTATTACGCCATAAGAAGAGCAGCGAGCACACCCAACTCGCTGAAACTCTTAATCAAAACAGCTTTGTGCGATTAACCGTCGTGGGATTTGCAATTCGCGTTGCCGAGCGTCCGCGAAAGTAGCTGCCAGTCCCAACGCGCCGGCCCACCACTCCAGTGCCCAATGCAGGTGACGGTATCGATTCGCTGGGTGAGCAACTCGCGCAGCTTGCTGGCGTGGAAAAACCAGAGCTCGTCGTGCGCCCGGCGTACCGCGCAGAAGACGCGGGGATTGAAGCGCAGCCGGCGTTCACACCAGCCGATCTGCATCGGCCGGATCACACAGCGCCAGTGATCGGCGCGCTTGTTCTCGATCCAGCCTTCGATCCCACCACCGGCGGCGTAGTTCATGTCCGGCACACCGCCGGAGGTGCTGCCAGTCTCGATCGCTTGCCAGTCAAAGCCGCGCAGATTTTTACGAAAGATCTTGCGCAGCTCGTCGTCACTCACGTGGCGCCGCCGCGATACAGTGGCGGACGATAGTCTGGATCATCGGGGTGCTTCGCCAGCAGCGCGTAATGCGCCTTGCGCGCACAGCTGAGCATCTGCTCGACATTCGGCTGCGCACCAATCAGCTCAGTGAGTGCTTCCAGACAAACTTCGATTCGTGCGGCCGCCTCACGCATCAGGTCACCATCCTCGGCGACCAGGGCCCGCATGCGCAGGTCATCGACGATCATTGGCGTATGAAATCCCGATCGGCTGGTGGTGGCGGACTGTTGAACATCTGCTTCACCAGGCCATCGAGCTGCGCCATGAAGTTGCGCGCCACCGCCTCGTTCGGCAGATCGGAGAACCAGATGTGGCCGATGAAGGTACCGTTCGGCTGCGGGATCAATCCGCCACCGATGTTGATCTTGGCGCCCTGCGGCGGATCATTTGCGTTGGACATCGGCCATCTCCTGTCGGTAGTACCAGGCGCACATGCGCAGAAACTCTGGCTCGTTCTTTGCGCCGGGACCGTTGAGCGCCAGCAAAGCAACATTTTGAGCTAGCACGCTGAGCATGGCCTTCGCCATCTTCTCGGGTGCGATGTCAACCACAGTGGCGTTCTGCACGAAGTCACCGAGCACTTGATCAACACGGTCGGCCAGGTGATTGGTCAGATCCTTGAGGATGATATCGTGATCGTTACTCATGTCGCTTCCGCCTCAGCCGGGAAATTGAGGTAAGCGTACTCACCCCACGCAGCTAGCGCCGCACGGTCGTAGGCTCGTGCTGCGTCCTGTTCTGATTCGTACCGGCCAAGACTCTTGGTACGACCGTCGAGTTCGATACAAGCGTACCACTTACGTTTTGCCGCAAGCCACGAAACACCTTTGAACCGCGAGCTACTGTTGCGCCAGCCTCTGGCGTTACGCATGTTCTGCGTGTGAGTCGCTACACGAATGCTGGTGTGATCAGCAGGATCATGCCAGCGATGATCGATATGGCTATCATCCGTCAAATTGTGAAACGCTTTTCCAATTAGACGATGGATATACACCTTACGCACCACGCCATCCTTGTCACGCAGCTTCAAGTACGGATAACCGTGATCCTTGTCGACAGCAGCTTTTAAGATTCCCGGCGGCACACTTGCGTGAGACACATGAACTACGCGACGGACCTGTCCATCACGCGACACTTCGTAGCCGGGAAAATCAATACAGGTTTGCCACGTCATGGCACTGCCTCGTTACCAAAAAAGTCCCACCCTGCCGGTGCCTCGCCACGCGCGAACAACTCGAGTTTGGGTAGGTTTGGGTAAAACTTTTCGATCAGTGCCCGGAACTCGGGCGGCTTGGCGCTGTGGCGAATGGCTGGGTAGTTGAGCACCGACGGCGGCTGGGTGCCCGGAGCCAGTGCTGGAATCTCGCCGCGAGTGCCGATCAGCAGCAGCTCGTGCTTGTTGCGCGCCCAGTAGCCGGTGCCGACACGATCCTTATTCCAGATCCAGTGGCTCTTGTAGGTGAAACCCCATGCCGCCATCACGGCGAGCGCGGCCGGCAGCATCGGTGCGGTGGCCCAGAGGAATAGCACGCAGTCCTTGGCGGCCGGCACGCGCAGCAGCATGATGTCCTGGGTGGTCATCGTCGGGTAGTGATTGTCCGCCGCGCGATCCATTCCGGTCTGGCGCGAGTACGGCTCGAAGCGCCAGGGTGGGTCCGCATACAGAACGCCGTAGTGCTTGGTCGGCAGGGCCACGATCTTCTTGGCCAGTGCGAGCTCACGCTCTTGCCGCCGCTGCTGTTTATCGGTGGTGCTCATTTCACCAGCCGCGCCGTGTGCACCGTAATCTGTTTCACGGCGGCCTCCAGACGTTCACGCGCCTGCTGGCTGCGGCCGCTTTTGAGCGCGAGCAGCGCCCCCTCGATGGCATCGATGGCCAGCACGCTCATCTCGCGATAGCGGTCGGCGCGGCGAGCGGCGTCATCACCGAGGCGGATCGCCTCATCGAACATGATACGATCCACCATCTTCTGGTGCACATCGGTCATCGCCGGCATCTCCAGCGATAGCGGCCAACCATCACCTTCTTCATATTGTGGCGCTGGCAGATATCACCACCGCGTGACACGCGCACGGCGGCTTCACGCTGACGCACCGGTGGCGTAGGTTCGGCCACCGGTATTGTGGACGGCGGATTCTCCGGCACCGGAACGGAGAGTGTCGAGGTGCGCACGATGGGTATCGTGCGCACCTTGATTACCGCCGGGCCTTCCTCGCCGAACCGCTCGACGAAGCTGTCGCCTTGCTGGGTCACTTGCTCGATGTAGGTTGGTGGCGGCGGCTTCGGCTTGGCTTTGGTGGTGGTCAGTGCGAACAACACGGCGGGAACTGCGGCGAGGATGAAGACCCAGCGCCGTGAACCAATCCACTCTCGGCTATGCCATAGCATAGCTTGTAGGTCGGGTTGATGGTAGCGCATAACTGTTGTTGTCCCGCCCTC